AGATAAAGATCTTCTTCTGTCATCGCAGCTGCAGGATACTGCTTACGATTAAGATCATTGTCGTAGCTGATAAAAGCTGATGTTAAAACAGCAGCAGACTCAAGATCAAAAGAGAAAGGAGAAGTAGGATCGATCTTATCAGGGATCTTATCTCCCATGATGTTCTTTAGATGCTCGTATACTGCTGCTTGTATCTTGAAAGGGTTCCCTGGGAAATCTTTGGTGTTTTTGATGATATCAGAGACGTATTGAAATTGTGCCATAAGTAGGCTCCTGTAATTGTAAATGGAAGGAGAATACGTGATCGATGGTGGGGTGCCTGAGATATAAGTAGACTCCTTACAGTTTATCGACAAATGAGGAGAGGTTCATGAGTTGATTCTTTCTTTCCTCGATGATCTGGTTATTTCTTTCTACTTGAGGATCAGGGTTATTATTCGGGAATCTGAGTTGTTTCTTCAGTGCTTCTGCAGCAGACTGATAGATCTCTCGTGGTACCCACCACTCAAGCTCTGTGGTCACTGGGTTGATTCTCGGATATCCGTAGTAGTTTAATACATCTACTTCTACCCGATCTAGCTTCACTAGTGTTTGACTACGGATAGTATTATCCATCATCGGGTTTGCCATAGCGACAGCTGTATTGAACTGATGGAATAATAGATCATCGTTAATAATAGATCCTGCACACTGGAACTGTACATCCATAGTCGCCATATCACGGTTTAAGGGTTCCTCGATATTGTATTTAAAGATGCTTCCTGTCTCTAGAGTGACAGGATAACAGTATGCTGGTGCCCAGATACCTGTGACGTAAGTCTTGGTGTGATCCATGATAAGACGATATATACGGCTAGTATAGTTCATCCTTCTTTGGATGATATCTGGCATGGAGGCTACAATCTTACCCATGTACTGCAATGATGCTGCTAGTATCCAGGAGTAGAAGAGCAGCAAGAAAGGATTACCATTCATGTTACGGAATGTTGCTGTGACAGTGTAGGTTTCGTAGTTGTAGATGTTATCATCTATCATGGTAAAGACTTCTTTAGCGATCCCTCGTTCAGAGGAGTGGGTACCTGCGACTATTGAAGGTACACCGGTTAAGGTCTTTAAGGAGTTAGACAGTAATGGGATAAAGACATTTTGGTTATCTATCAATGGAGAAGATAACTGTTCTTTACTTTCTAAAGTGAAGTCTAAAGTCATCCTGACCCATTGTTGGATAGAATAAGGAATGTTCGTGATCAGCTGAGCAAGATGACGATCCCGCATGGCGTTGAAGCGGGAGAGGTTCATGGTAGGTCTGACAAAGAAGCAGTATCCGTTGTGATCTGCATGATCTGGTAGATTCACCGCAGTTTGTCTATGGTTAAAACCACTGAGTTGTTTGTCTCTGATGGTCGTGAGTTTCCCTCGACCAAAGCTTAAGAAGATCTCATCGATGTAGTCTCTGACGGTTCTTTGATTGTTAGAGATCTTGTTGATGACATCATCGATGGTGATTTTGTTATAGGGATCTGTTGCCATGGGAGTCCTAGTTAAGAAGAATCGATGTACCTCAGTAGGACTATCATTAGTCCTACTGAGGGAGATATGACGTCTAGTTCAAAAAATAGCTTGATGCATCCTAAATAAGATATAGCAGATTTTCTTGTAATATACAGTGACAGTCTTTTAGAGAAGATTTGTTTTTTCTATGTCTCTTCTTTCTCAAAAAAGAAGAGATGAAACCTTTACTTTTATATAGGAATGGCTCAATGAACCCTACCTCTATCGCATTTGCGAAATCTACAGCATCTTCGCTGACTACGACGATCATGGATATCATCGGTTACTATAATCGTCTCCAGCAAAGCAATAAAAGCTTTGTCGAACAGACTAAACTGGTTAGAATAGAACCGAGTTGTATGGTGGATATGTCGTTACGTGGTGCAGATATGCTTGCTGACCTGCAGGCTACGCTACTGAATCTCTTCTCTGGCTTCTATGTACAGGCGATAGCGATCGCCATGTCAGGCAAAGAAGTCAATGTCGCTTCTCAACTTGCACCTTTTGTCATCGACTCCACTAAGATCGCTAATAAAGACATCAAAAATGATCTCACCAAAAAACTGCTGAACACAGTAGTTAATAAAACAGCTGAGATGGCGATAGCACAAGAAGACTTTACTGATGCTACTGATAAATATCTCAAACAGAAAGACTATCAAGGTCACTTAAGTGATGTTGTCGCTCAGTCTGTAGAGTCTTATCTCGTTAAACAGAATAGCTATCAAGGACTGAAAGCATCCCTTGAGTCTTTGGATAAGAATATATTCACCGGCAGAGTAAGAGATACCGTATCTCAAGAAGACCGTGGTGAGAATGCTACAGGGGTCAAGACCAGTTTAGATAGCATCTTGGATGATCGTTTTGCAGTTGGTAAAGTCGTCAATGTACAGATCTCTGAGACGAAGAAAGATGGGGATAAAGATGTCACTAAGACAGTAATTGTCCCTATCGGTATCCGCATGATGACAGGATACGTCAGAAACAACCATCTGGTAGAGCTCTTGTCATTCGGACAGAAAGACATCTCTGAGCTAGATCGCAAGATGGCATATAAGCTCGGTAAGATCGACTATGTCAAAGACGTGATCTTCTGCAAAGACCTCTATAAGCAGTTTAGAAAAGACCTGATGCGTGATAAGACAGGATACTTGAAAGCACAGATGGAACGTGCAAGTGAAGTATCCTTATACAAGCTCTTCTCTGGTAAAGACAGTGGTGCACACATCACTTCAACGGCTATCTTGACAGAAGCTACCGCAAAAGCACTAGAACAGAACTTAAATATCTCTCTCGATAACTTCCAAAAGAGAAACCAACTGATGGAGATCACCGGCTGCATGATGCTCTGTGTGGTCAATGAAGACCATCGCATGGTGCGCATCTACTTCCACTCCATGGAGAAGTACATGGATGCTTCTTTCAATGATCTTAAAGTTGCTGGGAAGAAAGAGCCTGATATCACGGCCATCGCACAGCTTTTAGCGATGGGTCAAGTTCCTCGTTTCTGATAGTGCTGTTCTGAATAACCTTACGTATATACGGAGAAACTCCCGATGAAATTAAAAGAAATGCTCTCTTTGTTGATCCCGACACTCTACAAAAGAGATCTGACAGATACGATCGTCAATGCTTTAAAAGAGCTGAAAGAGACTAATCTTGTCGTCTACCAAGATGCTGATCAGCAGTTTACAGGATACGATTTCCATTCGACTGAGATCAAAAGACTGCTACCGACCTTTAATGTCAGAGTCAAGAAACGTCCTGGTAACATCATCACCACTACTCATTTTGCTCTGAATAACTTGGTTGAGATGATTGAGAAGATCAGACCTATCGTGGAACGTAACTTCCAAGATGCTAATATCGCCTCTGCCATCACGTATAAGAAAGCCCAATACTTACAACTGATCGATGCGATCAAGTTCTATATCAAGTACACCAGAGAGTTCTTGGATTATCTTATCATCGCAGAGACTGCAAAGTTTGATCCAGGTAACACCATCAGTAAAAGACTCAATAAAGCACAGATACAGCAAGTCGAGAATGGTTTTAACTCATTCTGTCTTTTGACGGGAGTCTTTGTACAAGACATCCCGCAAGTGATGCGTCTTTTAGAAGAAGTCCCTGATGTACTAATCGTCCCTGAGAACATCGAAGTGGTAGAGTCTACTTTAGGGACTAACAAAGTAGATCCCTTAAGACTGAATATGTTCTACGACGTGAAACGCAATCCTTTCTACATGAAACAGATGCGTCAAGCACTGAAAGATCATCTGGAGTATGAGAAAGCTTTGGAAGAAAGAGAGCTGATCAGACTGAGACTGATCTACTTAAGAAGACAAGTAGAAGATGGCGGTGAAAACCAAGATCCGACACTTACTAAACAAATCGAATATCTGGAAGGTCAGGTACAGGTACTACAGTACAAGATCGAGAAGTCTGAGAAAGCTTATCAATAAGAGGGTAGGGAATAATGCTTAAGATATACCCAAGAGGGTTTGTAGGACCAATACTCGATAACCCAGATGCCAAACCCAGTAAAAAAGAAGTCTCTATCGCAGGTGCAACGTTCAAAGTCAACTACGAGGAGTCTACCAAAGTCACCCCTGATAAAGAGATCCAATCTCTCTATCAGGCTTTCATTGAGAATGATTCATTGATCATGCGTTTTGATTTCAGAGAAAGAGTGATCAAGAAAGCCAAAAGGATGTTTTCTCTAGATGGTGTAGTAAAAGACATCAATGTCTTCATCTCTACCCAGATTGAGTATGGTAGCTTTGGTCGTAACCACAGTGAGTACTTAAAGAGATTGTTAGAATACCTGATCCATGGTAAGATGCTCCTTAATCAAAACACCGATGCGAGACTCCTCATGGGTCAAGATAGTATCAAAGTAGACAAGTCTGTCTTGAAGAAGTCTATCGATGGCGTACTGAAAGAAAATAACATCAGAACGGTTACTGACTTTGTGTTAGCATTTGTGCGTAGACCTGGTGGTTATGGAGTATTGTTATCAACACTGTGGTTGATGTACGGGGATTTCACAGGAGCGCATGATGAGTGAAAGACTCTATGGTCGTGAGATCACAAGAGAGGCGTTGCTCTCTCCTGATGATCTTCAGAAAGTCAATATCGAGCATGATGAAACAGGAAGAGATCTGATCATCTCTCTATCTGAGGTGAATAAATCCTTAGAAGAAGCCGTGAACTGTTTTAACACCTTGGTCTCTATTAAGGATAAGACACACTCTAGTGAGGCTTTCTCGGATAGTGAGAAAGCCTTGATCTCGAGTATGATGCGTACTTTCTATCAGAGATGTCCTGATACCGTCAGATCACAAGAAGGTTTTGTCGATAACTTTGACGATCGGTCTTTCTCAAGATCTGCTGATAAAGTACTCCTTATCATCACCAACGTTCTAGATGTCTTCTTAAGTATCCTGAGAAAGTTCTTCTTGTGGATCAAAAGTGAGTTCACCGATACAGGAAGGTATGTTGACAGGCTAAGAGCTAACATCGCCAGGATGTCAAGTAAGGATATCCATGGCTGCGAAGTCGTGTTTACTGGAAAAGAGAGTGGTTATTTTACTATCAAAGACAGTAGTGGTCAAGAGACTTTTGATCCACTGGATGTGATCGCAAGATATCGTAACCTACTTGAGCTCTATATCAGTGACAATCATGTCACTGAGAATATCGCATCAGCGATGTCGATGACGACCAAAGTCAGGGCTTATGTAGATCTTTATATCACACCTGTGTTTCCAGTAGTCAGTACGAAGCATAATCCTTCGACTGACTTATACGAGTATATCGGTCCAGATCTTCCTAATGGTTACAGATTAAAAGCTGTGATGCCAGATACCGGACATTTCAATCCATCTACGGATAAATCGATCAATAAGCTCAGTCTCTCTGATGCGATGATCATGGAGACGAGTAAACCGAGTATGGGAGATATCACCTTGACTTTAAGTGATATCCAGTTGGAGCAGCTATTTATGGATCTGAAGTCTTATTCTCGTTTTGGTAGTCAAGTGGTGAACTATACAGATCGTATCTATACTGCTTTGGACAAACTAAGAATGTCACTGAGGAAGTTTAAGCTTAGTGAGTCTAATGCTACAGAGACTAGTGATCTTAAATATCTCTCTTTCAACATGGCAGCTATCTCTTATATCACCAGAACCATCAAACAACCTTTCTTTGATCTGTCAAAGATGGCTTCTTATTCTGAAAGAATGCTGCTTACTAAACTCATTCATGCAACTAAATCTTAAAGGAGGATTTATGGCAGGTCCGATATTTCTTGGGAAATCCTTAGAAGATCTTGATAGTGAATACGGTCAAGATCTCGAGGAACCGACCATTTATGATGATGCTTCTGAGGTCTTAGATTCCTTAGAAGCTTATAGGGGGCTGTTAAATGCCTCTTTAGAAGAAGGTGGACTGAGTCGTGATGGTATCAAAGCCATCATGATCCATCTTAATGCTATCGCCAAACATCATCCGGTAGAGCAGTATAGCTTAGAGTCATTTGACTTAAGCTCTAATAAAGCAGCTACCTTAGATGCGATAGCAAAGATCACTACGATGATGGATGTGTTGTCGAAGTGATCTTGTAAACAAAACGTTTTGTTCAATTTAAAATAGGAATTGTAATTATGGCTGGTATTTTTAGCTATGGTTTAGGTCTTGAAGATCTTGATGAGAATAGAGCAGAAGCTCCGGTAGAAGGTGATACTGTCGTTGAAGAGCGTGTTGAAGAGAGTGAAGTCGTTGAGAAGACTGATGATCAGGTAACTGACGCAGAAGCTACCGATGCTCCAGCAGAAGCACCTGTAGAAGGTGCTCCTACTGATGGTGAAGCTGAAGAGGTTAAAGATGCTGAAGATGCTGCTGAAGCAGAGGCTGAGGCAGAAGTATTGGAGAATGAACAATTAGAGACTGAACTTCTCGAAGCACAAGCAGAAGAGCAAGAGATCCATGAGATGGATGACGCTATGGAAGATGCAGAAGGTGCTCTCGATGATCATCAAGAACTCATCGAGTCACTGGAGATGATCGCACAAGACGGTGGTATGAACCGTCAAGCTGCACGCTTCTATCAGCTCTCTCGTAAATCCATCTATGGACGTCTCGGTATCCGTGTGACGACTGAGTCTTTTGCGATGGAAGCGTTCGATGATGTAGCTACTCGTGTGGTCGCGACAGTAAGATCTCTGGAAGAAGAGAAATCCAACTTCAAGAAGTTCTTGGATGGTACGAAGAAGTTCTTGCTGGATCTCTTTGAGAAGATCCAAAACTTCATCCTGAAGATCTTGGATACCAACAACGCTGTGCGTAAACGTGCTGAGAAACTCGTTAGTAAACTGGATGGAGCTTCATTTGAAGGCACGCTCTCTGAAGCACAACAAAAACGTCTTGGTAAGTACTTCGTCGTAGAAGGTAAAACCGTTGATATCCGTACCTCTGGTGAAAAAGCAGTAGAAGCACTTCTGAAGACAGCATTGTTGGTATCTAGCAAACTTGATCTGGCTAGTTTGGTCGGTGAGGTTGTTACTAACCTCTATGGTAACAATGGTGTTACACCTATCGATAAAAACGACGCATTTACAGCGATGAAGAAAGCTTTCAATAATAAACTTGGTGTTAATGCTGATAAAGAAGACGTCGTACTTGCGAATTTCCCAGCTAATTACCAGTTAAAATTACCTGGTGTCAATAGTGAAACCAAAGGTATCACCTTTGCACAAAGCGAAGACGTTGGTGAAGTCAAGATCGGTAAAGAACTGATGATCCGTGATGCCGGTAAAGCTAAAGAGATGTTGACCATTCTTACTAACTTCTTAAATGAAGTTGAAGCTCTGAAAGAACTGACAAAGACTGGCCTGAAAGAAAAAATCGCTAATAGTCTCGTTAATGTTGCAGCCGATCGTGTCAAGTTTAAAGAGGGTGATGATGAAACAGCTGTCATCCAGAAGAATGGTATCATCATCGGCTCTACCATGGGTAGTTTTATTCGCCAGTACATGGGTACGATAGCGAAAGTGGGTGGTTATCTTTCCAACCTCTCCCGTGTCTATCTTGAGGTCGTTGAGACTAGCATGAAAGGTGCTTCTCAGAATCAAGAAGATGCTGCTTCCGCAGAAGCTTAATCTTTTTATGTGCTAGACGTCATACATCCCTAGGGCACCGATAATGGTACCCTAGGGTGCTCTGCATGAGCGTATGCGAATAAAGAAGACCCTTACTCCTAGCTACACCTTTGGTGGGTGTAGCTAGGATTTATGACGCTATGCACCATACTGACATTTCGTACAAGTACTTAGATGATCACACGAGTATACTGTGACTTCCTTTTCTCCATTAATAAGAGTTGACTTATGTCTAATGAAATCACCTTTATGAAATACCATCGCGCCGAAGAAGCTTTTCAAGAGCTTCTTGCGCTTGCGCTCCCGCGTCATCTTTCTTTAAATGCTTCTGCTGAACGCTTCTATCAACAGACCAAATCTTCCTTGTATAAACAGCTTTCTTATTCAGAAGAGTCTGTTTCTTCTTTCATGGATAGTGTAGCAGAAGTGTTGGAAAAACTCTTTAATTACTTCCTGGACCTCTTTGATAAGATCAAAGAACACTTCGGTGAGGTCTACGCGACTGCCAGGAAACTGAGTAATGATATCGAGAAAACCAAAGATACGCTAAGTAATCCTGTCAGATTCAAGAAAGTCCCTGATGAGATCTACAGTAGAGTAAGAAATACCTTCTCTATCGGCAACAGCAATGTCTCTGTCTCAGATGGCTTAGGTCTTATTGACAAATACTTAAGTGATATCGATCCTAAAAACACCTTAAATGATCTTAAATCGATCATGAATAACACCATCGATAAGATCAATCTTCTCAAAAAAGAAGATGTCGACAGCCATGAGAAGTATCTCAAAAACCGTAGTGATGATATCGACAGTCTCTTCTACGAGATCAAAGATGATTTCGGTTTGGTAGATGTCTCTGAAGGTAGTAAGATCAATGACTTTGATCATGGTGAAGGAGAATATATCCAATCCATGTTACTCCCAGGAGGCTATCAGGTTCTGGGTTATAAAGAAGAGATCGAAGGTGTACAAGAAACTGCTTTTGTTGGAAAGAAAATAAAAGCTGTATTTAAAAAGACAGCTAAACTTGAACCAGAGGTCATCACCCCTATCGACAATAATGCTGCAAATCGTATCTTGAGTCATTGTGAAGCTATCGTGAAATACGTATACGATAGCAAAAGGGATATCGATAGTATCGGTACTGATATCCATCGTGCAGGAAGAAAAGGTATCGCTGCTAGTAAGTTCCTTAAAGAGATAGAACGTGGGGATGCCAAGAAGAAGATCATCGAAGACTATCTTAAACTGCTCTCTACTGTCAGGACAGCGACTATTGATATCACTAAGATCATCAATGAGCTTTCTCTGTATGCTGTCAGAGCAGGAAGAGTAGCAATGCTAGCTATTAATAAATCTATCGAGGTATGAGGAACATGAAAGTATTTGCAGGACAGTCGATCTCTAATGGTGAACTGATACCAGAGACAACACCTACAGAAGAACTGGGAGATGATATCAATGATCTCGCAAGTGAGTCTTACGCGATCGATCATCTGTACAAGGATTATTGTAAATCAGAAGAGCTTTATCAAGAGTTACATGATCTTCATCAGTCTTTAGAGTCTGCTTATGTAGAAGAAGGGGTCAATAGAGCTTCTTACGAGATGTATAAGGGATCTGCAAGATCTATATACGCTCGTATGGGGGTAGAGATCTCTTTTATCAGCTACGAGCATTTTAGTTCTCGTATCCAGATGTCCTTAGAGGAATCTCAATCCAGGATATCTGCTTTGTTTAGTAAAATAGGAGACTTCATCAGTCAGATCGGTGATAAGATACTAGGATATCTCGGTAGCATCACTAAAATGGCTAAAGTCATCGAGAAAGAAGCTATAGATCTTAAAGCTTTTGCTAAGGGTAAGACCATAGACACCAGTCGTTTTGCTAATGGTAAAGATTTCCCATATCTGAAAGCATTTAACATTGATGGCAAGGAAGAGACTAATATTGCAACATCCATTAAGATCATCGCTTCTTACACGTATTTCTTCAACAACCCTAAAGCTGTTGATGGTTCTATCGCTGTCATGGATATGGCGAATAAGTACATGGAGATGATCACGTCAACCAAAGAGACTTATCAGAAGCGTGATAGATCGTGGTTTAAAGAACTGAGTAGTCTCGGACGTGAGATCAGTAAGAAGCAGAAAGAGCTCTCTGTTCCTTTAAGAGAAATGTTTGGTTTGCATCCCATAGCAAAAGCTCCCAGATACTACAACTTCGGTAAAGGAGACTATTTTGAATCCATGTCACTTCCTGGTGGCTGGAAAGTCTGCATGGTCGACGTCAAGAAAAAAGCAACCATTTGGGCTGAAGATCCCAATGATGATACTAATCTGATCACGAAAGAAGAATTGATCTTAGATAGCTATCAGGCAAACTTTGTCCATACAGGGGATGCCGTCTATAACGGACTTTACCAGATCACAGATCGTGATATCGAGAGTATTACAGATGATGTCGTTAAGATCACGAAGACCATCCAAGAGCATCGCAGACAAGTCGAGTATATCGTCAGTAACTTCAGTAAGGCTTCTAAAGCCTACGAGAAGACTGCTTTGCGTATTCGTTTTGAAAAATATGCTTGGGACGCTGATACGGGTTGGGTAGAGTTAGTCATGCGTTTAAATAGGACGTTATTGACTTCTCTGATGTATCTTGGCAAAGAGATCACCCAGTACAGCTTGAAAGAATCTCAACTAGCACTGGACTATATCCGTAAAGTGCTAAAATAACTACACGTCATTTCTTCGAGGATCATCCCTGATCCTCTCAGATAGCCGCTACGCGACATACATCCTCTGTACTACCTATCTAGGGTAGTACAGAGGCATATCTGCTGTGTAGTTATACTTATTCAGATATGTTAACACATATCTGTATCCTTGGTCATGGTGACGACTATGACTGTTTCTATCAACCTTATATAAGGAAAAATCATGTCAAAAGGTATATTTGAATACCTGGTTAAGTCTGCTGAAGAAGCAGAGTTTCGTATGCTAGAACAAAGAGAAGGTGATCTTTTTGAAGATACCGATATGTCAGATATCGATCAGGAGTCTGATGATATCGACGATATGCGTCAGTCTTTAGATGATGCAGTCGTGGCCCTTGAGGACTTCCAGACTATGCTGCTGTCTATCGAAGATTACGGTAGAAAACACAGCAATTTCGATAGATCCATGTACCTGATGTATCGTAACCAAAGAAACAGCATCTATCGTTCTTTTGGTTATCCTGGTAGTACGCTCTCTTTGGAGAACTACGACAGTCCAGTAGTAAAATCTTTGGAAGAAGAGAAGTCTATCTTCAAGAAGTTCTATCAAGGGATCTTGAACTTCATCGGTAAGATCGCTGATAAAATCGTTGGTTTCTTCACCAATCTTAATAAACTGGCTGGTAAGGTCTCTAGCAAAGCTGCTGCTGTGAATAAGTATATCGCGACCGGTAAAGACGTAGAGTTCAATCTCACTGATGGTCAGCGTAGTAAATACAGCAAATACTTCGTCACGGAAGATACTGCTTCTGTCAAAGAAGGTCTGCAGAGACTGCGTAACGCCATGGCAAGTTTCCATGCCAAACCTGTTGTTGCTTCTATCGTAGAGTTCTCTAATAAGTTTATCGGTATTACTACAGATATCATTGCTGCAAAAGGTAAAAAAGATAAAACCACAGAGATCGAGAAGCAGATCAAAGATCTGGGTGAGTTCTATCGTAGTTTCAGTAATGTTGCTCCAAAATCCATGGGTCTTACTAATGAGCTCTCTACTCCACCTAAGTATGTCAGCCGTAGTTTCCGTAAAGTAGATAACAGTAAAGTCTACGAATCTGCAGCCCTTCCTGGTAACCGTAAGATCGTCTTCGCCCGTAAGAGCTATGGTAGTGATGAAGGTGCATCCGATGGTGCGATCTCTGCGATCCAAGTAAAACTCGTGAATCTAGGACGTGATCGCGATGCAGTCATTGATCCGATCGATAAGAAAGACGTGAAAGCGATCTTGGCATCTGTGGTGCAGATCGCAGATACTGTTGCGGGTAACCGAAAAGATATCTTGGATGCGATCGATCGTTATAAAACGATCGCAAGACTTGCTAACAAAGAAGCCAATAATGACATCCAAAAATCTATTGATACTTTTGGTATTCTCTCTCGTTGGTTGAATAAATCTGTCCACCGAACCTACAAACTGCTGGCCCATCTCCATGAAGAATCAGACTCTGTGGTGGGCGACATCCTCACAACCAGTAAAGACCTCTCTTATGTCGGCCTGAAATCTGCCAATAAAGCTATCGATATCATCATCGATGCGATCGGTGGTAATAAAGCTTTGAAAGATATCCCTGAAATCAACATGGATAAAACAGAATGAGTATCAAATTAGAAGAAGCCTTAATGGCAGTTGACCGTTTGAGTCAAGAAGACTACACATCAGCTCCTCTGATCTCTGATAAAGAGATCAATGAGGCCATCCACTCCATCGAGTCATTCTCGATGGAGTCTTTCTATTACAGTAATGTTGTCCTTTCTTTTGAAGAAGAGCGTAATACTTTCCAGAAGTTCATTGAGACTTCTAAGAATTTTATCCAAGCGCTTATCGCTAAAGTCCAAGAGTTTTTCGCAAAACTCTTGACTACTACCGGAAGACTGAAGTCTAACCTCAAGAAAGCAAAAGATCTGGTCAGTAAGACCAGTGACTTCTCTGGTAAACCTACTGAGATCCAGAAGAATCGTTTTAGTAAGTATCTGGTACTTGATGGTAAAGCGGTATCTGTTAAAGAGATCAGTGCATCTGTCAGCAAGTCGATTGATAGCTTCATCGGTGGGATACTGGATAAGGAACCCTGGAATATCATCAGCGAGAAAAAAGCCTTCGACACTGCGGAGAGCAATCCAGGTGAAACGGCAGAAGGTCTTTTTGCTAAATTCGTTGATGCTTACGCTGACAGTATCGGTGTATCTCTCGCCACTGGTACCGCAATGCTTGCAATACTACCCGGTAACGTTACTGTTAGTATTAGTAAAAAAGAAGGTCTTAAGTTCAGTCGTGGTGAGAATGATAGCCGCGATATCAATGATAACCAATTAATCGCTGACAAAACGACTGCGGTAGCCGCTTGTGATGCCGTAACGGACATCATCGATGTCATCGAGATGCTGCGTAAGTTCAAAGGAGACGTGTGGAACATCGACTACGCCGAGGATATGGCTGTAGTTGACAAACCCGATGGGTCAGACGACGAAATAAAATCGTTAACCAGAGCCTACTCTGCTCAAATTCGGTTCTGTCAAGGCTATATCAACACCTGTTCTAAGATTGCAGGATATCTGGTCCAAGTGGCAAGAGTGTTGTTAGAGATGGTCTTTATCTCTACTAAGGGTGGTGATTCTGACAACGGAAGCGCTAACGTTTCTGAGGAGTCTCTTAAGAATGAAGAGATCTCTATCAAAGAGACCTCGGTACTTGAGACAACCAATGTCGACAACGACCCTTCTTTCAAAGATACGACTACGACTGCTAAGAAAGGTGATGTTCCTCACAACCCCGATAAAGATGTCAAAGATGATCTTGCTGTCAATGTAGAACCACAAGACGGTAGCGTCTCTATCGAGAACTACATCAATCTCTCCAAAGAAGACGGATACATCAACACCATGTTTGATGCATTAGACCACGCAGAAGAAGCCTTCTCTGGTATCCTAGATCTCAATCATACACTGTTTGATGTTAAGTCACATGAGTCTTTTGATCCTAACACCCAAAGACTCTATCGTAACGCACAAGCCTCACTTTACAAGAGACTTGGTATCGATGTCAAACGACACTCCTGTGAAAGCCATGGCGATATCACCGTCTCTATGGAAGAAGAACAATCTCGGATCAAGAAGTTCTTCCAAGCAATATGGGATTTCATTGTCAAGATCGCTGAGAAAGTCTATCAGTTCGTGATGGGACTTTCTCGTGTCGCTGATAAGAATGCCAAGAAAGCTGAGAAGATATCAATAGCGCTGAAGAAAGCAGAGTCCATCCAAGATCTTTCAGAAGAGAAACAAGCTAAATATGCGAAAGCGTTCTACTACGGTGATGACAAAGTCTCTGTCGCAAACGCTATGCAACGTATCGTCAATCAGTTTGAGTTACTAGATCCTAAAGCAGTCCTTAATGTCTCGACCAAGATGTGTGAAGAGATGAAGAAGAACTTCAAGTATGTATCGTCTGAAAGTGCGTTGGATGCTAATGTCTTCGGTCCTTACATGTCTATCGTAGGTAATCTCAATAATGCACTAGGTATCACCAAAGCAGTATCCTCTGCACCTAAGTACTTTAATAAAGGATCTGACAATAACTACTTTGAGACAGAGACATTGCCAGGTAATAAGAAGATCTGTTATGCTATCGATATCCGTGATATGCAGAAGTATACCAAACAGCAGATCCCTGAGCATCAACGCATGCAAGCATCTGGTACGATCAAATCTGCCATGGTCTCTGTCGGAGATATCCCTGATAGTCTTAGTTATCAAGAAGTGGGTCAAGATGGTCTAGAAACTATCTGTGAACAAGCTAAACATATCTCCAAACTGATCAAAGAAGATCAAGACATGCTGAAAGACCTTAACAGAAACTACAAGAGTTTTGTTAAGGAGATCCAGTCTAAAAGTGTTAATGGTATATTCACAGCAGGAACGGGTAGGGAACAAAATGGTCACCTGATCATTTTCATGGTCTCTATGTTACTGAAGCAGACCACTTCGACGATTTTGTCTGTGATCAAGGATTACAACTTCTATGTTTTGAAAATGAGTTCACTGTCCCTGTCTTTGGTACTCGATCGTATCTCTAGTGAAGCTAAAGTCGATATCCCTCAAGATACGACTTTGAAATTAGGATACGCTGCTGCGTAAGTAAAACGTCATATAACCCTTACTCCTAGGTACACCACCAACGGTGTACCTAGGATCTATGCCGTGTATATTGGATACGTCTATCGATATCATCTCTTTTAAGGATGCTATGATTCCAGAATTTCCCTTACAAGGATCTCGCTATGCCGATTATTAAGTTTCCTTTGCAAGATACCAAAGACAGTATCATGCGTCCTATCATGACAGATATCACAGCGCAACTAAACATCAAGATGGGTTTTCCTGCTGATCTTCCTATCCTGTATGCTGATGAAGCAGGGGTGATCATGCAACATCGCTCTACGTTAAAGAAGGAATACCAGAATGAACCCCATGGCGCTAAGTTCAATGCCAATGAACTTATCACCATCGAAGTCGATGAAGTCTTCGATGATGAAGTAGCATCGACCCCTGTATGGCAGACTGAATACATGCCAGTCTTCAGAGATGATGCTTTAAACATCATCATGAAACCTGTTTATATGCCTTGTGTGTTGAACATCAATTACAGATACAGAACCAAAGATAGAGCTCATGCGGAGATGTGGCGTAACACTATCCGTAGTAAGATGAGTGATTATGGTCATCTCACACCACACAACTTAAAATACCATTATTTAATCCCAGATGTCTTCATTGAAGTCCTTAGGAAGATCCATGAGTTTCGTGAGAACATCGATGGTTATAACGAGTCATTCATGGACTATCTCACTTCTAAAGGTTTAGTCCATGGTAGTGTAAGACTAACTACTCTAAGTAACTTCAAAGGACACAATAAAAGACTTGCTATCACTGAGAACCAAACAAGAGTCTTTGGTCAGTTTGAGTTTGATGTCGTCCCTGATAGAGGAGGACGTGAGATGGAGACCACTGCTTGGGTGACAAACTTTAGTTATCGTGTTAGATATACGAGACCTACCCAGATGGTACTCATGTATCCTTTAATGGTTCATCAACAGTTATTGCCTGTTCCTTACATCCCCTCAGGGGAAGACAAGATGACAGAAGTAGGACTTGGAGATGAAAGACATTTCTCATTATCTGGACTTAATCTAGAGATGTTTTCTGCTCAAGAAGAGCGGAGAAGAAGAGCTGCTATCAAAGGGATATCGATACCTGACTTTGATGAGTTTGTCCCTAAGGACACCATCAAAGGTGCAAGACGCATCTATGACGTGATGTTATCTTTGTCAAACAAAGAACCTAATGATCTTATCCACATCATCGATGACATAGAAGACATGACCTTTGGTGAACTGATGGTAGAGTTCATGCAGGGGGAAAGTAAATACATGCATAAACGAGGAGAATCAGTATTTCAAGTACAGCTCTATAACCAATGGTCTCAGCTCCATGAGAGTTATATCAGAGTCAAAGAAGATCTGACATTAGCCTCTTTGAAAGAACTGACTTTGAGAAACTGTTATCATGTTAGACTATCAGTCTACCATGATTGGACACAGTTGTCAGCAGATGCTTTAAAAAGACTACAGAATCATCCTAAGATCGTCAAAGGGTTGTTGGATTTCCTAGGGATTGATATTGGTTTACTGAATCAGATCCTCTCTGGTATGCATGAGAAATACCACCATATCGACACTGAAAATGCTTTACGTGGGATCGATGCTAAAGTCTGGCGTAATGAACAAGGTGTACTTACCTATCCTCCGAAAGAGGATGAGTACACCATCTGGGATAAATGGCATAAAGTCCCAGATCACCTCTGGTGGGAGGTGATCCAAAGAGTCTCCAATACGAGATTTGATCAGAAGTCTATATTCACCGTACAGACACAGTTTATCGATGCACACAACTTAGAAGGAGACCGCAGTGAAGTCGGCATCTATTATTACTAAACGTCAACATCTTCCTGAAAGAGAGAAATTAACTAGACCTGAAGTCTACAGTGAGCACCATAAATCCATCGTCGTAGACTCCAGATGGGAGAACTTAAGTAATCTTATCACCAACATCGAAGGTTCTAACTGGAAAGTCAACTACTTTCAACAAGTAGTAGATGATCATACTGCTCTTGCTGGACATAATCCCAATAAAGAAGGACTGTATCAGCAATACATCAAGATCATCAACATGATCTTGAAAGTAGATACTGCTCTAAACTGGACGCAGAATAACGAGAACAAATCAGGCTATGCTCAAGGATCTGCATATATCTATCCTCCTTTTGTTCCCAATGTCGGGGATATGTTTATCGCAGACATAGGGGATGGATTTGCAGCGATCTTTGAGATCATCGTCTCTGAACAACAGTCTTTGTTTAAGCAATCAGTTTATCGCGTAGAATATCAGTCTATCGACTATGCTGAAGGAGATCGCTTAGTAGATCTTGAAAGAAAGGTCGTAGACACCAGGTATTTTGAACTAGACTTTGTTAAACATGGTCAGAATCCTGTTATATTACCATCAGAGAAGAAGTTACTTGATACCTTAAAGCATTACTATCCGATCATAGCGGAGAACTACTTTAAGAAGTATTTCTCAGAGCGATATGCCTGTATGGTGTTGCCAAGAGATGACATGATGATCTATGATCACTTCTTGACCAGAGCAGTGTCAAGATGGTTTACACCAGCGGATTACTATAAGCTAGTTAAATTAAGAGTACTGCCTATCGAGAATATCAAGGCTTTTAAAGCAGAGTCTATCTTTGATCTTATCGAAGATCATGATGGTTATGCGATATCTTCTATCTTCTCTAAAGTAGGTATGGTCTCTGAACAGGCGTATGCGACGCATGGTCGGATACCACAGATAGCAAGAGTGGGGTTGGATTATCTGGTTTATCCGATAGACTTGAGTTACTCAGTAGACACGAAGGATAAATATCAAGCGAAGTTATCGTTATCTCCTTCACCATTACCTGCGTTTAATGGCTATACGGAGACAGAATACCAAGGGATCAAGTTGTTACCGAGACTAGATCTTAATAACAGCTATATCTTCAGTCCTTACTTCTACCAGAATGAGAGAACATTGCTCTCTCATCTAGAGTTAGAGACCTGTCGTTATCTAGATAGCAACAACATCATCAAAGAGATCATCGAAGCGATGATCGCAGACTGGCAGAACTGGTACCCACATGAACAGTTCTACTATACACCGATATTGTTGATGTTGATGAACGCTAGTATAAGAGACTTATAAGTCTCTTATACGTGAAGCGTCCCTCCGTCAGGATGAACGCGAGCATACGTGACTTGTAAAATAAACGTCATATACCCTTACTCCTAGGTATACCGATTATGGTATACCTAGGATGTATGACGTGTATGCTGTGTGATATATGTGATTATCATCAATCAGGAGTCTTATATACTTCGGATAGTAACCTGTTTCACAGAACACTATCCGAAGTATACGTTCACTCCTCTCGTTAAAACTCAAGGAGTTCACTTATGTCTAGTTTAGAACAAGGCTATACCGCAAGGTCGATCATCTTCAATAAACTCTATCGGGTGAAGATGCACAACATCGACGGTTATAGCAGAGAGTATATTGAGCGCTATGGTCTACCAACTACGGGAAGTAGAGCCGGTGACCGTTATTTTGCAGAAGAGTTGATCGAGAAATATCTCACCATCGCACAGATGGCAGAGTTTCGTAAACAAGGGATATCACTAAGAGTCATCAACAGCGAAGATCTCGTTGAGATGTACAAAGTCATCCATCGTCACATCAAGGATTTCAATGACAAACTCGAGATATCTATCTCGTATAACAACGTCCCGATGGAAGATCTACAAGTACTGTCTGACTTTGCATCCGAGATCTATCCATTAGTAGCCAATGTCTTAAATAAAGAGATCGATAAAGAAGATGTTAGTCATGACTACGGTATGCCTTTATTTGATCTTGACAACATCTTTAGGAAAGTCCCCAAAGATCAAGAGATCCAACAACAAAAAGAACTCGATCAGAAGTACTATCAGAAAGACTACACCGTCGATATCCCAAAACCCCCTCACGAAGAAGACATGCTTTCATTACAAGATCGCATGAACTATCGTCGTCAGCACATCTTTAGTAAATAAGGAATAAGAACATGTCATTTCCTTTTGCAGGATCTCCGATGGGTTCTGAGATCGCAAGGATACTTGCTAATGATGTTACCTTACCGATACGGGTCGTATCCGGTACGGTACATCTCTTAGACTCTAATATCAATGTCAAAGCTGTCAGAATCATGAACTTAGATATCATCCGTGATTACGAGAATAACTACATGGATGAGTTAACTGTGTCTTGTGTATTTCCGATCGGTACTTACATGGACATCATCTATCCACACAAAGAGAATCTGGAGTTTACTTTAGAAGCTACTCCTGCTACATTGACCCAAGATGGAGAGAAAAGAAAGAATCCCGTACAGAGAAGATATATCGCCAAGATCATAGAAGGCGATAACCCTCGTATCTCACCAGACTCGCAGGGGACTGCAGAGACTGATGAGATGGACTTGGTGCGGATGATCACGGTGAATTTTCAGCTATCAGAGAAGGCGATATTCTTATTAAGAATGAGTCAGTCAGGCTGTATCGCCAGAAAGACTACCGTGAAGAAGTTCATGCAGACATGGCTTACGCATGAACTGTCTAAAATAGATGTTGCAGGAGATGAGAAGATCATTGGTATTGATCTAATAGAACCTGATAACACCGAAGAGATAGAGCAGATCGTTATCCCTCAAGGGACAAGCAATCTCTCTATCCCAGACTACTTGCAAAATAGACTCCATGGGGTATACAAACATGGGATATCTTCTTACATCCAGAACAAAGTCTGGTATATCTACCCAAGACATGATCTAGAAAGGGATCCTATCGGTAGTCGTTATATCACGATCTTTGTCATACCTCCTGATTCACTACCATCAGTAGACAGAAGTTATCGTAAAGACGGAGAACATTACAAGATCCTCTGTACAGGCAGGATCACGTTAGAAAACCATGTCAACCCTACCCAACTTAATGTAGGCTCAGGGGTGAGATACTCTCACGCCCATGTGCCTTTACAGGAAGTCTATCCTAAGAGATCAGGGAATAAAGCCATGTTCTCCAAGGATACCTTAAACAAGAAAGAAGAGTTAGAATTACCAGGTAAAGAGAAACCATCTCCTTATGCACCGAATCATTTTACCATCAACCCTTATAAAGAACTCTCTGATATGTCGGCTACGAAGTTGGGTGTAGTCAACTGTCTCTGGGAGAACAGTTTACCGATCATCATCGAACCTGGTACTTTGGCTAAGATCCATTACTTGGATCAGTCAGGTCAGACGTTGTCACTTGAAGGCGTTGTGGTGAAAGCCCATCATTCTACCTATCTCCCACAGAAAGGCCTCATCCAAGAGACCTTTGTGACCAATACAGGTTTATCACTGCTTGTCAAGAACGATGTTCAGTCTCCTGAAGCTTACACCAAGAAGCTGAAAGGAGGTGCGAAAGGATGGATGAGTGGGAGTGGGTCGAATAGCTCGCCTGCGATGAGTCTGGCGAGTCTGTTCGGTGGTAAATATTAATAACACTATAAAAAGAGGTGACACTTATGTTTACAGAGCATGAATGGAGGGTGCTGAAATACATTTCAGGATTCCTCCTAGTACTCTTTGTTTTTATCTTAGCTTTGATCATGTACCTATATCGCCATGATATCCAGGCAGGACATGGTCCGAGGAATATCAATCATTCTACTCAGACCACTCAGTCTACACAGTACCCTAGTCAATATCCCAGATCTACTCAGTCTTATCCACAGACCTATCCATCAGGACAGACTACCCAAGATGTACAGCCTGAGCCTGTAGGACCTGAGTACGTAGATCCTGTAGATACTACTACTGATGGAGATATCTATAACAAAGATGATACCGAAAGGAAGTTTTAACTATGGTCTTTAATAAAGACAACTATGATTTTCTCGTGTTTGTCGATGTCGATCGTAATCTCTGTATCACGATCGTCGATCACACTACACGTATGATCATCGATCAGACTTTATTGATCCCTCGAATGATCAATGAGATCACCAAAACCAATGAATGGGACATCATGTGCACCCATGAGAAAGCAGAAGCGATCTTTAAAGAGTATCCTACTTTGATCACAGAGATCTTTGCCAACATTACTGGTAAGATGAGTACTGCGATCTATGGGAGAGATGAGAGCATCTGTGTACCTGTTCCTTTAGATTCTAATAAGGAGAATCCATGAAGAACTATCACGACATGGTCAGTGATATCTTAGCCAACGGCCACCTGACCAGCAACCGCACTGATACGAAGACATTATCCGTCTTCGGTCGTCAGTATGTCTACTCCATGAAAGACGGTTTTCCGATACTAACAACCCGGTATCAGGATTTTAGAAAGATTGCTATTGAGCTATTCTGGTATTTCACAGGCTCTAGTGAATGTACTTACTTAGACCAACATGACGTGAAGATCTGGAAAGCTTGGACTGATCCACACACTAACTCAGTCGGACCACTCTATCCTGTACAGCTTAGAAACTATAAATCTTTCAGAACCACACCACATCCGAAGCACATGGTCAAATCTGAAGAGAAAGTTACATTGGCTGGGTCTATCTGGTATAAAGCACACATCGATAAGTTAGCGCTTGTAATAGATGGAATCAAAAATGATCCTTTCTCAAGACGTCATGTGATCTCTTATTGGAATCCTACTTATCTCCCAGATACTAATTATAGTCCTATTGAGAATGTCGAACAAGGGAATATGGCATTAGCACCTTGTCCAACATTGATGCAGTTCTCTGTGAGGGAGTTATCCACCTTAGAAGCATTATCGATGCCTGAGAACAGAGCTACCTTATCAGCACTGTGTCATGATCTCTCTAAAGAAGGGCTCATCATCCATGAAGACCCTGATTGCTGTGAGACAGAAGAGAAAGAGGAATGTATCCGTATCGTAACCGATTACGTTAGAAGTAATCCTACCAAAGATTACTCTAACTATCCTTTAAAGAAAACAGGTCTTTCATTGATGCTCTATCAGAGATCCTTAGATGTGGGTGCAGCTGGTGGTTGGAATGTCTCTATGTATAGCTTACTGTTACAGATGGTAGCTAAGCTTACAGGACATATCCCCTTTGAGTTTATCCACTCTATCGGTGATATGCATATCTACGAAGATCAGATATCTGTGCTTACCAAACAGATCTCTCGAGATCCTTATCCTTTACCGAAGTTAGTGATCCATGGGGAGCATGAGAGTATTGATGATTTTGATCTTGATGATATCGAACTGACAGGATATCAATATCACGATAAACTCGTGATCCCTGTCAGCACGTAAATAAAAGTGATAGAGATATTTATTATCCCTGTAGGAGACACTTACATGGTGTCCCCACAGGGGATCTATGACGTATATTGAGATAACTCTTTATTCCTTTGTATACGCTGTTTTAAGACATTATCTACGGTAAGTAATACTTGTTATAGGGATAATGTCTTATAGAGCCTTAAAGAGCGATCTAGAAGGCATATACGACATAGATCAAATTGAACTTTATTGATTTAAGGAGATTTAACATGTCAGAACACTACAATCGTGATACTGGAGAAGTCACTTGGGACCGGGAAGATGACTTTGTTGAGGACTATCCTGGCAAAGCAGAAGACCAAGCACGTTTCCGTGACGAGCTATCTTACACGGATTTAGATAGCTCTGATCTTTACTGACAATGAGAGGTATCCATGAATACTGATTACGAACGTTACCATCGAGATCCTTTTGCCCATGATGTACAACTAGTTGATCATGTCAGCTACTGTATGTCCTACCCACTGGAACAGTATTGGTATTCATGGAGAGCCAAACATATCCCTGCGACCAACAGCTATCTGAAGAAACCCCATGTGACTTTGATGTATAGCTACGATGAGATAGCAGGGTTTCCAGAGATAGACTACGAAGATGAAGTATTTGTGCAATTAGCAAGTATTGATCACCTAGTCATCCACCCTGAGTCATTTCTGGGATATAAAGTACACATTGACCCTTATGGAGTCAAGTATCTGGTACTACTGATAGATCCATCTTTAGTGATAAATCAACATGAATACTTGAAAAGCTGTGGTGGTGTGTGGTCAGCACAGTTAGGGGAATATATCCCTTTTATCATCATCGAAGCGCATACTGAGTATACCGATATCCTTGCTGGTCAACTACCAGTACCAGGATATACGGTGATCTTTGACCAAATAAGATACTGTCATTTTGGTGAAAAGCATATGAGGCTTGATCCTTAAGCTTCTTTTTAATTAAACTGAAGAAGGAATATTTCAATATGGCAGATCCTATTCTGTATCAATTTGTAGGTTCCAGTAATGTCGCTAAAGCGGTACAACTGGTCAAAGCTAACCAAGCAGATGCTAAGAAACTCTTGCCGGATGGCCAAGATGTAGAGTTCTTGGACTCTGACAAAGTCATCGTGCCGATCGATGGTCGTTACCTGATCACGGACGTTGGTTCATACCTCGTCCAAGTCGGTCCTAACCACAACAACCGTGTCATGAGTAAGATCGAGATGGCTACTGAAGCTTATCTCGTTCCGAAAGAGAAACCTGTGCTTGCTCCCAAAGTACCGCCGGTAACTCCTGGTAGTCAATCAGGTCTGCCGCCGAGTCAACCGCCTGCTAGTAGCGAGGGTGGTAGCAGTCAAGGTGGCAAAGGACCGAAGCAAGGTGGTGGTCCTGCACAAGGCACCCCGCCTGCTGCACCTCCGGCTGGCAACCCTGGTGGCTAAGTTTATATATCTGTATAGACGTCATATGGCCTCTACTCCTAGGTACACCGATAGTGGTGTACCTAGGATCTATGACGTTTACTTTGTTTTATAGGAGTGGTTTATGTGCAAACCTTAATGTTAATCGACTATAGTGAGTTGATCTCTGTATTAGATCCAGAGAGTTTACATGATGCGATGGATGTCTTATGTACAGATGAGTTTAGATCCGTCTCTAAGGTAGTTTTATATCGAGAAAGACCTAGTATCCAGATGTTATCAGAGATGATCATGGATCAGTTTGTTGATCTATGGCAGTTGAACTTAAGTGATCTTCCAAGTGATGTTCCTTATTCTTTCCCCATGAAGGTACAGTGGTTTGTGATAGCTTTGATGAATAAGTATATCTTCTTCTTACATGAGTTTCTAATAACGCATCCTCCGGTAGAGCTGGTTTGTATAGAAGACATCGTCTGTATGGATCAAAGACAGCTCTTGATCAGCTATGCTTGTGTCCATCACCAAGGAAGATAGCATGATCATCCATGTCGCTTACTACGAGATATTGTACTTCATCAACAAGCTTTATCTAGATACCTGGGAACCGACGATTACGACAGATGTGATAGAGTTATTCACAAGAGAGTCATTAGTCGGAGATTTATTTAGTTTTTATATCAATGTGGACACCAAACCTTGGGATATCGAAAGGCAGATGATCGAGAACATGGGGATCTCTGTGGATCTTGATGTCAGTGATAGTGATATCGATATCGCTTGTGCTCTTGCGATATCAAGTATCGCAGACTATCTTTATCAATATCTGGATGGGGTGGGTTTGTGCGGTAAATTAGAGTATCACAGTGGATATTTTCATCCGCGATATCCATTTAACAGTTCTATCTATTTACAGTTCATCCCTTACTCGTCACTCGGGATGAACGAACAGTTCTTCGGTGAGCTCTGTAAAGGTGGGGTAGCTGGTAACTATCCCAGTGATTTTTAAATGTAGGAGTCTATGCATGTTTCAGTTGTTTAAGAAAAGCCATGAGATCCAAGAGGTGAAACGTGGTGAGATCATCAACGTTTATGGGGATTCTATCTACGAGAGTCGTGGTAGAGTGAATGTTAATGCTTTTAGTCCAAGTGAAAGGTTTGCTGAGGTCAAAGGTATCTTGGATGATGAGATTCTTAAGAGATACTTCCATAACGAGTATTTGTTAACAGCGATACAATTACTAGATGGACTAAGATCCTTGTACACGTATCAGAATTACTTAAAAGTCGATATCACAGGGTTGGAACTACTTGATATCGACAGTGTCGAAGATCAGACTGTAGTAACGCTGGTTAAGCGCATCGTTAATAACTTACAACGCTTCTTGAAGATCTTCTCCTTAAATGAAGATGACTTAACTGAACATCAGCTAAGAAGACTCTTCTGGGGATACGGCTATGACTTCATGAGCTATGGTGGAGATCACCACCACGTACTCGTGATCCCTTACAGGATCAACGAAGATGAAGGACTGTATCAGATATCAAGATTGATATTAGAAAACCAAGACTATCTTCTTGATGAGGATCATCGTCAACAACAGGTATTAAGCAGCTATTTACAGTAGAGTGTGAACATGAGTGTATTAGTAGACAGAGAGATCAAAGAACTTGCCTTACAAGGGATGATACATCCTTTTCGTGATGAGAAGATCTCTAGTAAGATCATCAATGATACTTTTTATCGGGTACCTTCTTTTGGACTGAGTCATGCAGGCTATGATGTGGTATTACAGCCTAAATGGAAATACTACAGCAATACTGCAAGTACTAAGCATAGTAGACTCGCAAGAGAAGAGATAATGTTCGATGGTGTAGGTAATCTAAGACCACATCGCTATCCTGATCCCGTATCTATCTTGGATAACACCGAAGAGTATTTTGAGGAAAGAGAGAGTGAAGCATTCATTCTAAAATCAGGATGCTTTGTTCTAGGAGTTACTGAAGAGACGTTTGATCTCCCAGGAGATATTGTTGGAAGTCTGTATTGTAAATCTACTTTGGCTAGGATGGGACTCATACTCCCACCAACGATAGCTGAACCTGGTTGGAAAGGAGAACTCGTCGTGGAGATCTTTAATGGATCTCCTCGAGATATTATCCTCTATGCAGGGGTAGGTATAGGACAGATGATCTTCTGGCGTACATCTGGTAGTGATACGCTCTATGATGGTAAATATCAAAATCAATCAGGAGTACAGTGTGCAGTACAATGAACCTATAGATGAAGCTGTAAAAGAAGCTTTATTTAAAGCCCACGTAGAGGAATTAAAGAAGGCTTTTAATACACCTCAATCTAAAGAAGATCTCAAAAATGAGATTAGTGAATGGGTAGAGGCTAATCGAAATGCAATCTTCAGTTCTACTGACAAAATCACTGTGACTGAAGGAGAGAAACCTTACTCTTTTGTGATCACTGTTGAGAGAAACCATCTTGAATGGATAACCATTGATCCTAAATGGATCAGATGGGTGAAGAAGTACAACAGAGCCAAAGATCTCGTCAAACAACATAGAAGGAAAAGAAGATGAGGTATACAGAAGAAGACATCGTAAATGCCTTTAATGACTTCATGACGAAAATGGCCGCAGGTAACAACATGTGTCTTCCTACCATCGTCACTAACGAAATATACAGAGGCAACTACGTCATCCGTATCAGTAATGGTTGTTTAATCGATGTTGATCAGGGTTTAAAACGTGCCAATATCCATGCACCCAATATCGGAGATCTTTTTATCGATGGCAATAGTTTCATCCTAGATGACATAAGAGAGTCCATCTCAGACGACTTATCGTCTTTAATGAGACAGGTTTGTGTCTTGTATGCTAAAAGCATTATCTACATGACTGGCGATATTGATCCCAAAGAAAGATCTAATCGCCTTAAAGAATTTAAGGCGTATACCCAAGAACTCAGTAAAGGAAAATGAACGCTATTAATGTTAAAAGGCATCCTAAGAGAAGGATTAGTGATCTCCAGGTAGATGACACACCGATACTCTTTAAAGATCCTATCATCGTAAATCCTAGCGATGAACATGAAAGAGCTATCTTCATTGAAGGTCTTAAAGATTTTGTTCAGGAGCTCAGAGGTAAGAAATGAAAGAATCAACTGATGTGTTCACCATAACCAGACTTGATCGGTCTGAAGGTATCTATAAACACAATGAAGGTTTTGTCTTCTTTACAGAAGAAATAGATTTCGTTAAAGACATCATCAGACCTCAACGTTTTCATACACCTGAATACCTTTACCAAGCATCGAGAGAAAGCTGTTATGGATACCTTAAAGAACACAATCGAGACACGGACGCGTAAGCGTATCATGTCAACTAAACACTTACACGAGTAACGAGAACCGACATATGACAAAGAAGAAACTCTACTTACGTATTTCAAAACGTCTAGAGAAGAAACGCTTCTTACGTGGATATCAAGCGTTTTGCGATAAACTCGCAAGAAACGCAAAAACTGGTTCTTTCAAAGAGAAGTATCCATCCATTTATCAGATAGATCCAAACTCCAGGATCAAGGATTATCTGTAAATGATGACGAAAGATTTAGTAGATAATCTTAACCATCTCATCCAGAGTAGTAACGAAATCCTAGATATCATCGATGTATTCAAGGATTTTATTACTGAACAGTACAATCGTTATCACTGAGAACCTTAACTAACATGGCTAAACAAAAGAAAATAGTGCTTACTTCACTAGAAGACTTGAAAGCATGGCAAGAAGCACAGAAGCTCCTCCAAGAAGAGGGGCGTGTTGGTGATGATCTGACTGAAAAATAACCTAAACGGCATATACCCCTACCCAGGACTCGGTATCCTGGGTAGGGTGTATGACGTGTAATCTAGATTTCCTCAAATATAAATCATCTTACATGAAGGACGGATTTTGTTTTCGTATCTTCATCTTAACCTTTATATAAGCTACGGCGTCCGCTTTGAGAGATGCTATTTTCAAAAATCTATTTGATAAGGAGAAATTTCATATGAATGAAATTCTAACTAGCATGAACATGCCATCGTTCCATGCAAGCGGCCTGATGGCGTTCATATTAATAGCAGTAAGAACTTATCATGACTTCGGTCTAAGATAAACTGCTGCATCAATGAGGTGTTGCAGGGATCACCCCACAACACCTCTATATATCTTTTATTTTCATGTCACAAAAGGCGCATTATGTACAAAGACCCTGCTATCCAAAAACTACGTACCCAAGAAACCAATGTTAAAACAGAGACCATGACCCGTGAGATCAATCAGATCTATCGCATGGTTGACACCTGGCGTAAGATGGCTTATCCTGATCAGTATAAAGAAAAAGACTGGTCATTGGAAGAGATCTTAGAAAGACAGTATCATTGCTTAAAAGAAGAGATCTTAGAGCTTACTGAAGCCAGTAGACAGAATGTTACTGTCGATATCGTCGATGGTATCTGTGATGTCATCTGGGTAGCGATGATGATGGTCTCTATCGGTAACACGGTATACAAAGACACCGACAAAGTAGTAACAGTGCCTTTGGTATACACCGTAAATGATGGTAAGCTTTCTGATTTACTGACTGCATCTTTATCCTTCTTCATCCAGTATGACAACACCTTGAGTGATAGTCAATACGGGAAAAACTTCTCTGAAGGGGACTATAGCAGACTCTTGAGTGATATCATCAGCTATGGATATACTTATCTCTACCAGTATGGTGATGGACTAAGACTTTTCAATGAAGTCATCGTCTCTAACTACTCTAAAGCTATCGATGGTCAACTCTTGTTGGATGACACTAATAAAGTCACCAAGAAACCTGCTATCGATGCTGGTAGCTATGTTAAACCTGATTTTACAGTCTATCTGAAATGAATGCAAGACAACATAAAAAGAAGGTATACACCAGTATCTATAGAAGATACTGGTGGAAATGGTTGAAGATAACCTTTGTTGGTGAAGCTCAGTATGGTAGTGGTGTTGATGAGTTTGCAAAAATGATTATCGATGAGATCGGTAAAGAACCAGAAGATGAAATAAAGAAGATGCTTGTCGACGAGATCAATAACCTGGAACAGTAGTTCGTAGTAGTCGTAAATACGGCATATACCCCTAGTAGACCTATCATGGTCTACTAGGGGATCTATGACGCTTATTCTTTTTTCTTCATGATACTTCACGTATCCCTCAGAGACGTATCTCTCAGAGAGATTGGATATATTTATCCATCAAGATCATTAAAGCCATCAGCATACATGACCACAGACTGTTTCTTGATGTCTTCAAAATAATCCACGATGAATCTTTCTAACATCGTTACTTTACTTTTAAGCGCATTGTTCTCAGTGGTGAGGTCTTGGATGACTTTCTTTTGGTTGACAGGTGTTGCTTTCTTGGTTATTCTTGCTGCTTCTATCCTTTCATGTGTCTTCTGAGAGATGATCTCTTGGTTAGAGAGGGTGAGCACACGTGAACGTGGTGTCACCCCTAGTTCACTTAAGACGACTTGTTTAAGCTTACCGGTGAGATCTGAGAGATCAAAGTTTACCGGCAGTGCTCCTAGATCCAAAGCTATCCCTACTACCGAGTAGATGATCCCTGATCCATTGGGGTATGATAAGAGATAAGAAGAAGGGATGTGGTAGAGTTCACCTGAAGAGGATTTTAAAGTAACTACCGATCTGTTGGCTAGCTGATCTTCAGCGTATTCGTCTTCAGTAAGCTGTAGGGATTCATAGAAGGCTTTATAGACATCGATACCTGATGCTTCTAGCTCCTCTATCTTTCTAATAGCTACTGTGGTATAGTAGGTCTCAGAGGAGAGATAGGTAGAGAGTTTGCCTTTGAGTTTGAAGATGCCTGAGGAGTAGATCTGAGGGAGGAGTTCTGTAGTCATGACTTCTCCTCTTAGTCAAAATTATTCGTTGTACTCATGACTTTTCCTTTTAGTCAAAGTTAGCTTTGGCAGCTACCAGGAAGTTGATGTTGTTGAAAGACCTGGAGAGATAGAGTTTACCGTCTCTTACGATACGGTAAGCGTTAGCAGGAGTTGTTGAGTACAGGGTAAATGACTCAGCTGCGATGATAAGCTCCATCAAGGCTTCTGCAAAAGTACGGGTAGTTGCTTTCATGCGGTTGAAGTCTTGCGATAAAGAATGCTCTGCGATCAGATCCGGATAAAGATCAGTTAAGTAGTGGTAGTTATCTCTATTGTCAGGATGAGAGATCACTAATGACTGTAATGATCGATAAGGATGCGCAAGTACTGAGGCATAAGTCTCGATATGGCTATCTGTATAACCATAAGTACGCTGTGCAAACTGCTTGATGGTAGGTACTATCTCTGCATATTTAGCCAGTGGAGTGTAGATCCCAGAGACAGTTTGTCTATTAGGGATCGCAAATTGATCAAATCTCGGGATGATGATAAACTCAGATCTACGAAAGATATCCGGGAAGATCTGTTTCCAATCATCTTGGTCATGGATAGAGTTGGTTAAGATGTGTCTGATGATAGCATCTCTGATCGCATCAGGGTTGTTACCACGTTCACCATAGATGAACACATCCCATCTGGTATCCAAGGTGAATGTAGGATCAAGTCTATCATGCCACTTAAACATCAAGGTCAGTTTGATCGTATCCGGTTTATAGTCACGGACGATGAGACCTCTTTCTGACATGGAGATCGGATCATTCTCATCAGCGACAAACTTGGTCACTTCTTGCCTGGATTTGAAGAAATCATCGACATTTTTGATCGGGGTGACGACAGAGATCTCGTACTCATCGTAGGTTGCACGAAATGCTTTGTCAGAAAACCAGATACGGATAGTCGTATCTTGGTTATTGATCTTCCATTCGATCCATCCAGGACATGCATAGTTGTCACTCTTGATAACTTGTCCACAGGTGAAACTGTTTGCAACAGATGCATAGGTTTTGATCAAGTACTGTTCTACTTGGTCTGCCCAGGAGGCTTGACCTAGCAATACTTTCTTGTAGATGTCAGTGACGATGGTGAAGATGTTGTCAAGGATAGTATCAGAGAGTTCGATATAGTTACCATCTTCGACAGAAGTAAACGTATATAGAGTGATATCTTCATCATCTTTTTTGGCATAGATCCCACGATCTTTGGCATAGGTGATGGCATAGGCTGAGATCTCCCCGATGGGGTAGACATCATTTTTACTGTTGGCTCTGAGGGCACTATGAGTAGCAAAGGCTTTGATAGAGATAGTCATGTGACAGAAGTCCTATAAGAGAAGTAAGTATACATATATCCCTAGAGTCTAGGGACAAGCTATAAAATTCGATAATGCGAGGTACAGATACATGTGGTCATTGATAAGATACATTTTTAGTTTTATTTGGGAGGGGTTCCACAACCCAGAGAAAAGGAAGAAACCTTGGTTTTTATACTCCGTTGGGGGATTGATGTTATTCTTAGTGGGACTCTGTTATGTACTCGGTAACAACTTAAGGTCAAGGTCCGTCCTTAATCATAAATGGGAAGCAGCTTACGCGAGTCTAAAGTACAACTACAATCTCACCATGGAGAACAACAACCGTCTGATCAAGATCAACAGACACTTAACAGAGATAAACTCTAATCTCTTAGACAGTGGCATGAACATGTTCATGCGTATCGCTGATGCTAATCTTTCCGATGATGAGAAAGATGCGATGAAAGGAGAGCTGGAGCTCATGAAAGAGATGCAGAAATCCTTGATCAAACAGATCGGGGATGCTGCACTCCAAGATCGTGAGACCGATGATAAAGTCAAGAAAGAGGATCAGCAGGTGAAGAAGATCTTAACTGATCCAGCACGTGATCCCAATATGCCTGCTGAGTTACCACCTCCTGCACCTATATCAAAGAGTACTGATGATGAAAAAGATAAACCATAAGGGATACTTTATAGCGTTTTTGTGAATATAAGGATGGAAATATGCTTAAAGGTATCGTCCTCTACTGTGACGGTGGTAACCATGGTAAAAACCCTGGGATGATCGGATATGGTATCCATGGCTATACCTACCAGACATGCCAGGATATCGTAAACTACAATGATGAATACAAATACACTCAGATAGGTTACGTAAAGCTGGGTGAAAAAGAAAAAGAGGAAGACATCCATGACGTGTCTTCTATGAAGAAGACTGATGATAAATACCAAAGTGTCATCGATGGTTCTATGAAAGTCAGAGTAGAACCTGTCAAGATCTTCAACAAGTATAGCAAAGTCGGTATCCATGATAGCAACATAGGTGCTGAGTTAAGAGCCTTCAGAGATAGCTTGAATATCATCAAGAAAGAGAAGACTGATGATAAAGACATAGCAGTAGCTCATGTGTACTCTGATTGTAAAAATGTCGTCAGTGGTTTTAATGACTATCTCCCTCAATGGAGTACTAATGGTTTTCGTAAGAAAGATGGTAACAAGGTCCAGTATGAAGATATCTGGCAAGACATCCATAATCAACTAAGCTATATCAAAAGCAAAGATACTGAAGTCAAACTCCACTGGATCAAAGGACATGATGGTCATCCTGGTAATGAACAAGCGGATTACTTAGCGACCATTGCAGCATCTATCGGAAGAAAGATAGGACTCGGTGTCATTGAAGATGATAGCATCCAGGACTATGATTTAAGTCAGGTGGATAATAAAGCGTCCATCCATCCTTTCTTGATGACAGAGAGATTCTATTTCAACCCTTCTAGGATAGAACATCATCTAGAGAAGATCAAAAATGGTAAGTCTGTCCAGTACTATCTCGGGGAATTAGGAAGCAAAGTCGAAGATACCTTTGTCGGTAAAGAGATCAGTGATGCAGCTCTTGCTGTATGTTCATTGCAGCAAAGTGATGTGGTGTTAGATCGGATCATGTTAGAACAAGCTCGTTATCTCGAAGATAACGATGCTAATACTGACTGTATCGTTGCAGGTATGCTGGATCATATCGCAAAATCCAAAGTCTATCCTGATCTTCTTGCGAATAAAGATGTTTTATTGAAATCCCCAGGATATACGAGAGCTGAGATCAAATCTCTCTATGGAGATCAGATCACCTTGATCTTGGATCCTCCTTTCTTAGCGATGCGTACTTTATCCTCTTTCACCTTACTAGAAGAGATGGCAAACTACTATCTGCAGGATAAATTCCCTGGAGAGATCGTAAATATCACAGAGCTCCTCTATGAAGAAAACAGCAAAGGTAAAGTACAGTTCCAAAAAGCTATCGGCACGGATGTCAAGTCTATCAAAGCCAAGATCAACATAGGAGAGATAGAGAAAACCGTCACACTGACCTTTGGTATAGATCTCTTAGAAAGAAACGTCTACAAGAAGCTTGAGAAAGATATCGACAAAGTGGTACTACTCAACTGGTCAGAAGAGGATAGTTTGTTCATGAACTATGCAGTGATGACTATCTTAAAGAACCATGACTGGTGTATCTATCAAGCCACGTATTCCTCCACCTACTATAAGAAAAGGTAAATCTCATTATGCGTAGTTTTAAATATTGGTTACTGCAATTCCTGGTGAAAAGAAGACCAGAGAGATTGAAAAGAGCAACAACACTCTCCTCGATCTATCGTGTATTGAAAGACACGATAGATGATGAGGATCTAAGACGGATCAATCTTGCGTTAAAGCTTACTGTAGATCCGGATAAGATCAAATCTCTTAGATATCCGATGGCGATGCGTCAGGAGATCTGGGGTGAGAGTGGTATCGCGATCATCAAGACTCTAGTGACTGGGGTAGATCGCAGTAAAGTAGAGAGAGTCTGGAACATCATGCCGCCTTGGTTGAGATACAGTTACATGCAGTTTGAGAAAGATGTCGTGATCTTGTTCCGTGTCTTAGAAGAGCATGATGAACAAGCTCAAGCATAGTTAGATATAGATAACACGTCATAAATGTCATATCACCCTGATACACCTGTTATGGGTGTATCAGGGGTGTATGATGTCTTTTCTTTTTTCTTCGTGATACTCTACGTATCCCTCAGAGAGACTACGTCTTTTGCTTATTTATCGTAGTGCTTTGATCACTGTAGTCAGCATCTCTTCAAATAAAGACTTGAAGATGCTATACTGATATCGTGTCAATGCATAAAACTCAATCTCTTCAGCAAGCTCTAGTGTAGACTCTACAAAGTAATCCGGTACAGTTTTACCATTGATCACTACGTCTTTACTGGAGATATGCTTCTTGAAAGCATTGAGCTGCTCTGCTAGATCTTTCGTCGTAGAGACGACTTTCTTGTTATCGATAGCATTGATCTTATCTGCAACTTCAGCCATGACTTTTGCACACTCAGTCACATCAGCATTGCGCTTGATGACATTACCATAGCTTGTCTTGACAACATTAGTACGTCCTGTGAACAACGCTGCCATCTCTTCTTTTAAGGACTGTCTTTCTTGTTTTAACTGTCTTACTCGTTTTAGATCAGAAGAGAAGTCTTGATTGAGTCCTGTAGGAGAGGATAACGCTATCCCTAAGTTCTTCTGGAAAGTCTCCATATTGAACAAGAGTTCTTTATGGACATCAGAGAACTTATTCAAAAGACTGATATAAGCAAGATAAGTCCCTGTGTAGTACTGTGGGATTGGGATGATAGCGTCCATGATATCAGTATACTGAGACTTAGAGACTTCTCTGACATCGACTTGTCTTACATGACTAAGATAAGATAGCGGTTTGTCATCAAAGCCTAGCTTCCTAGCAAAGTTATTAAAGCTGTCAATGATAGACGGGATGATACGTTTGATCGCATCGAGAAATCCTTCTTCTGAGTAAGTAAAAGACTCTACAGAAGGTGTTAAGCGATAGGTCAGCATGTATTGCAAAGACCCATGATCCAAGGTATCGATATAGCGCATAAGACGATAAACTCCAGTAAAGATAGATAAAGATGATATATGTGTCGCGTACGACTCATAGAGTTTTTAATCGAAAGGATTATGTAATGAGCTTTTTCAAATAAGAGGTACAGAACAACATGAACATGGTGCGTATGAATACAAAACTAGCATCTCCAGTGAAACCCTTGATCAATGTGGGGTGTCTTTTTGACATCCCCACAGGGACCTTTATTACGGGTATTCATGGAGAGTCTATTTTAAATGGTGGGATGAGTCGCTTTGATGCGATCATCGGTAGTGGTAACTTAGGTAAATCTACTTTAGCGCATTATAGAAACATCGTAGGTTGTTATCGCATGGGTGATAATGCTTCTATCTCCGTCTACGATACTGAAGTCAACATCCAGGAGTCTAGACTACAGCAGTTTATCAATGAAGCCACCCATGGAGAAGGTGCTAACTGGATCGAAGAAGGCAAATGGTCCGTCTCTGATAAAGACTCTGTTCCAGGCGAGGTGTGGTTTGATGAGTTTAAAGCGTTCATGGAGAGCAAAATCGAGAGTAAAGAGATCTTGGTAGAAACACCTTTTAGAGACAGAGTCAATGATAAAGGGGTAGTAAATCCATTAAAGGTACCTATGCCCACATTTGTGCTATTAGACTCTATCACGAACTTCCAGACCAAAGATACTACTAAGATGCGTGATGATGTCACGATAGGGGACAGTAAAGCTAACATGCTCTACATGACCCAGAATAGAAACAACACCCGTGTCATCAATGAGACCCACTCTTACTGTGGTGCATCGTCTACTTACGTGACGATGACTGCACACGTGGTCGAGAAGATCCAGATCGACCCTTATGCACCTCAGGTGAAAGTACTACCAGCTCTTAAGAACAACTTAAAGATCAAAGCACCACCGGACTTCACGTTCTTGACAATGAACTGTTGGTGGCTCGCAGGATCATCTCCTTTGATCAGTAAAGACCGTACTTGTGAATATCCCATCCAAGGAGAAGAAGGGGTCAAAGATGATACTGATCTTAATCTCGTGTATGTGACACAACTTCGATCTAAGTCTGGTGCTTCTAACATGAGTTTGGATGTCATCATCTCGCAACGTCAAGGAGTGTTAGGATCACTAACCGAGTTCCACTATCTACGCAAGAATAACTACTTTGGTTTGATTGGTGGTGATAAGAACTATCATTGTGCACTCTATCCTGAAGTGAAATTAAATCGTGTGAAAGTAAGATCTGCTTTAGATCAAGATCTTAAGCTTGCAAGAGCGATCAACATCTGTGCAGAGTTATTGCAATGTATCCGATATGCAAAGATTGATCCAAGGCTTGCCTGTCAGCCAGAGGTGCTCTATGAAGACATCAAGAACCTCGGCTATGACTGGGATATGATCTTAAGTCAGACAAGAGGTTGGTGGTGTCCTTTGGATCAACACCAGGATAGTTATTTCTTATCTGTGTTGGATCTATTAAAGATGCGTGTCGGTGAATATCATCCCTACTGGTTAGAGGATGATAAGAAAACCATTAAAGTCGATAAAGTCAGTAAAGGTAAAAAGTGAGTATGACTATGCAAGAAGTGCAAGATAACAACGTAGAAGCTGCTTTTGAAGAGTTAAAAGCAGATATGAAGTCTCGTGAAGAGCATGATATCGATGCAGGAGACTGTGATCTCTATCAAGAAGTGAAAGGGATGTTTGAACAAGCTGGTCATCCAGATCCTGATGCTTGGACACTCGGAAGACTCAGTCCTGATGATCTTAAAGGATCACCGATGAGCTATCAGAGGTTGATTATCAACAGAGCATTGAGACTTAAGCTTGGTAAGTACGAAGAAGATACTCGTGATCAGCGGTTCTTACTGGTGGACAGTGGTAGTAAAGAAGACTGGATGAATAACTTAAAACCAACTATCAACTTCATCACCAAAAGAGATAAGAAGGTTTTGGAAAGCTTGGATGATGAAGTCAGATTAGATAAAGGTGATAATGATGGTGGCAGTAACTAACATCAAAAGAAAAGCAGTCACGGATTTCATCTTAGAAGCCATTGATGATATCTTGCCTGATGGTTTCAACCGAGATCGGATGGATAAATACTTAAATAGCCTCAGTGATGAGGCTTTTGAGCAATATCTTAAAGATCTCCATGATGAGAAAGAATATCTCTCTGTGATCGCACCCAATGGTGCTGATGTGAAACTGGATCTTGCAAGAAACTTTGCAGTAGCGAAGAAGTACAATATCCCACTCTATCGAAGACTGTGGCTCAAGACCCCTGACAACAGGGGTCATTACCTCACCCAGGATGAGTATCTGATCTTAAGACTTCCTGTAAGACGTCAGTCACAGATCCTGGATAAGAAGAAATCCATCCCTGATAACAACAAAACCATCGATAACCTCACAGGACAACCTGCAGGATCTTCTAAAGGGGCTAAGATCTCTTATCCTGAAGTACAGATGTTAGCAGCTACTGGTCTTAATGAAACCTTGACAGAGTTCTTGAAGTATCGTGGTGGGGATAAATACGGGATGCAACAGATGAACATCTCTATCAACAACACAGGAGGTGTATCTTTGAAAGCAATAGAACCTTATTCTGGTAGAGTCAAATCCACCGATGCTTTACACGTTCATTTGACATCGATGCATCTTAAAAACAATCTCTAAGGAGGAGTTACCATGACATTATCACCTCCCGGTAGCAGATTTCATTCTGGTGAGACTGAGACTTATAGTCAAGACTCTACTGAACCTTACGTGAAATCTACGCGAGCAGATACTTCTTTAAATCATGACTACATCAAAGCAGTGTTATCTGAAGCTATCTCTTTGACTTTGGATAAAAGAGTCAGTCGTGATAAAGCCAATGCTGATATCCGCACCCAACAGAAGCAGATCTTCATGGATATCATCACTCGGTTCAAGGTACACACGCTTTTAAATAAAGAAGTCTTGAAGAAGCTATTAGAGTCGATATTCAAGAATGAGACCAATATGGATCTCATCTTGACCTTAAGATGTGTGTTCTTTGCATTACTCGATCTTCCTGGTAATGAATACCACACCTTCTTCAAGAAGATCGTGTATCAGATCCGCATCCCAGATGGTAAGGAATGTTTAATATCCAATAGCCTGATGCAACGGATCACAACGACTACTAAAGAAGAGATGGAGAGTATCTTGAAGGACAATGACTTCTTGATCCCCATCATCTTACTGAACCTACATTTCAACATCAGTGATATCCAGGGACTATGAGTGAGGAAGTCTATCAGAAAAGAGGGATCGGGATCTACATAGATCTCGATACCCTCTTGGATACCCGTATGGGGACGATGATGATGTTAGATCCTGAACAAGGGATGGTGGTGATCGATGATGATAGTTACTATTGTCGTGTAGAAGAAGTATTTCCTGGTTTCGATAAAAAGGTCTTTGATGAAGCTTACTCGAGAAGAGATCAGAATACACTAGAGCATTCTGCTGTATCGAATATGATCTTTGTTTTAAAAGAAGCAGTAGCTGATCTTAAGGTCAAGGTCTATGAACATCCTCTGTATAACGACGTCATCGTCTATGTCAATATCCATCCGTATCAGCTAAGTGATGCTGAGAAAAGTGATCTCCATGGAGTGCTAAGACAACATCTCTTGGATATGGCGAAGATTGAGTTTATTGACGTATCTTTAGAGGATCTGGATTGTGCTTGGGTGTATACGCATGTATCGCATCTATTCATGTATCACTTCGATGTGTGGCTAAATGCGAGAGCAAAAGCTTTAGCGCATCGAGGACTTCCTTATATCAGTTTGTATTGCCCAAGGATATTCTTTGAAAGAAAACCTACTGAGGAAGAGATAGAGCAGTTGAAAGGATGGCTTGAGGTCAATGACTTTGATCATTTTGACTTCATCGAGAAGACCTATATGCCATTACTACAGATCCATTTCTTACCAGTAGATCACTTCTGTGTGATCAATGACTACGCAGATCGTGTAGGTACAGATAAAACAAGTGGAGAGTTAAGTTGAAAGAGCACCCTGTACACTGGAGTGATCTGGTGTACAGGGTTTTTCTTCCTTCACTATACTTCGTTCCATTTAGTACGAGTACTAGATGTCGTTACACTCCATTCAGTCAGAGCACCCTAGAGTACCGATCATGGTACTCTAGGGATGTATGACGCCTAGGCTATCTGAAAATGACGTCTATGCGTCATATGTCCTCAGTAGCACCATTGATAGGTACTACTGAGGTATAAGTATGTTTTATTACAATGCTGCTTGTCTTTGCTGAAAATCATCGACATTGAGATTGGATTCTCCTACCATGGTCTCGTCTAAGACGTAATCTCGTTGACCATCTGTCTCATCTAAAGAAGTACGGTTAAGGTTGTTACCATTGGTATAGATAGCATCTCTAGGGGAGAATGTTGACAAGATCTCAGCCACCAATGCTTTATTGGCTACCAGTTTATCAACATTGGCATCATCAGACTTGATCCGTTTATTGGTCAGTGCCTGATGATCCATATCACGTAAAGTCTGCATGAGGAGTTTAGATAGATCCTCATTGCGGATAAGTTCTTCGTAGGTACCTTGGGAGGAGATAGCTGAGACGATACTTTTGCGTATCGTCTGGGTATATTTAAGATCCTCTTCTATGGGATCTAGAGTTTCTACTATATCTGTCATGTCTTTATATCCTGTATTCAAAGCTACTTGAAATATACATGTCTTCGCTATGCTCAGAGCGTATATCTCAAAATAAATAATTTTAAGATATACATTATACCACTAGAGTAGGATATCCTACTCTGTTCTAACAAACACAGGAGAGGTCTATGTGAATATCATCTCAAAAATGTTCATCAACGCGGTAGTTTCACAGTATCTTAAAGGATATCACGTGGATCGCTTGCGAAGGATCCTTCCTCTGGTGAAGAAGGAGGCGTCAATCGCTAAGCAAAAACAAGAGACGTTGGATACCATCATCTCTGGTTTTGATGATATCAGAACCAGTTATCCATCGATCAGCCATCTCTACCAAGCCGTCAGATATCGCGTACACCACTATCAGGATCTTGAACATTTCACTCATGATCCTTACAAAGCAGAGTACCAAGACAGAAATGCCTTGGACTACTTCACCGTCTATGAAGGTAGTTATTTGATCCAAGTAGACAGTGTACTCGATCTCATTAATCAGATAACGTTATTATTACAGGATATCTCTCAAGAAGAGAATCCTGCTAGACGTGCTATCAAAGAAAGACTCTCGCATGATGTCTTACGTGATAGCCAGATGACACTATGTCATTTCTTAAGAAGCTACATCAGTAAGTAGAACACTGATGAAAATCCTGTTAAGCAGAGGTCACTATGAAGAAAACCATCAGGTCAGGTGAGAACCCCTTAGATCCGATCTTAAATAGCCCAGATAAAAAGAGCAAAGAAACCAATAGTAGTGCTGGTGGGATACTAGCACGCTGGTATCGCACGATATTACACGATCTCAAGATCACTGGTACTAGGTTCAGTGAGTCATTGTCAAGATACTTAGAGATCATCTATCCCAATAACAACCTTGCTGCTTCTAATGCTAGAGGTAGTTTCCATAAGAAGTTCAGTGAACCTGAGTTTACCTGGAAGGTATTCTTAGAAGGACTGAGAGTATTAGGTGTTGAGAAAGTAGATTTTAATATCACTTTACACAATGCTGATGGTTCTAAATCTACCCATTCTTTAGATGTGTTACTCATGGGTAAAGAAGATGCTTTAAAATACTTACAGGAATGGCGTAAGGATCACGGTATCCATACAGCCGATCCTGAGTATCTAAAAGTGCTAGAGGAACAACGTCAGAAAGTCAAACAAGATATCCAAAGTAACATCGACTACTATGCAGACTCAATGCACAAAATCCGTAAAGCAGAGAGAAAAGAGATCCATCGTCCTCATGTCAGAGACAGTAAGAAAGGGAAAAACCATGCTCCAGAAGAAACATCAGAAGCTGATCAGTCCTGAGAGTGTGGAAGAGCTGATCCGTGAAGATGGGGTCAACCATATCCGTATCGACAATCGTGGTAGTACGAAGTTAGGACGATGGTTGGATAGCCAATGGATCTCTCCTTTCTACTATCCAGGATTAGGACAGTTCACTAACACAGAAGGTTTCTGGCATTTCATCAGTAGTGATCGACCGATAGAGTTATTAAAAGTCATCTCAGGTCATGAATGTCGAAAACAGATCCGTGATATGCGTCTTGCTGGTAACTACCACAAGGTGCGTATCCCTAACTTCTATGAACATATCCGATATGCCAATTATTTAAAGATCGAACAGTTTCCCTTGCTGAAGAAAGCCTTCATTGAGTCTGATCTTCCTTTGAAGATGTATTACATCACCGAAGATGAGGAGGGTAGAACATGGTTTAATGATACCCATGTGACCCACCCAAGACTTTCTAATCTGGTGAAGCTTCGAGAAGCTTACCAGAGAGATGAGCACCTGGTACTACCTGTACCGGATATCAGTCCGATCTTAAAACATCATAAACGCTTTGCTTCGCAGGGAAAAAACACATAAAACTCCTATGTTGTTATTTCGATGGTCTACTTCGGTAGACCATCATCTTTTTTTTATTTTTTTGGAGTCCATATGGCTAAAAATATCGAAGGAGACAACGGTAAAAAGGGTGGATCATCACCTATCGCAGATCCTACCCCTAAAGGATCCTGGTCTACGATCAGAGACAACTCAAAAGCAGCCCCAGACGCTTATAGTGAGGAAGGCAACAGCCAGTACATCTCTGAGTTTGGTGGTATTGCAAATAAGATATCCAAAGTTGCTTCCCAGTTAAAAGGTGGGGAGAAGGTATCCTTATCGACGATATCAGGATTCTTAGGTGGTGTAGGTAATGCTTTATCTGGTATCACCTCTACGGTAGATCAAGTCAGAAGCAGTTTATCTGGAGATAACATCTTTGATAAACTATCAGGGATTGCCAATATTTCTCACTCTACCTTGACTCAGATGGGGGTGAATAACTTACCTAATATCGCTGATAGTTTAAGTCGTGGTCGTGAGATCTATGGTAATATCAATAATACCTTATCCAGAATAAGAAATACAGACTTCTCTAAGGTCAGTAACCTCTTTGGTATGGTAGAAGAGTTGACAGGATCGGATGTCTTTTCTTTGTCTAAACTAGGCGGACAAGCCGATTACTTAACAGGACTCGTGCGGGACATCATGGATAATGATATCCCGGGATCATTACATGCTTTAAAAGACATCGTCAAGAACAACCCATACAGAGATAGGATCGTCAAAGATGTCTATCCCAAAGCTGTCGATAAACAAGATCTCTCTTCCATCAGAGCGATGACTGATATTGTTGGTGTCAAGAAGCTCAATACGCTTACTTCTAATCATCATCAGCAAGGTAATTTCAGAAATGTGTTATCCTCTAACTGGAAGAAGAGCAACGAGTACGCAGATAGACCTACTATGGAAGTCTATCAAGATCTCAAAGAGACCTTGAAGAAGACTTCTGTCGGTCAGGATTGGTTATACACCAAAAGAGGTAATGATCTTACCATCAATGCTAAAGATTATACTTCTGCCTCCGAGAGATTTAAAGAGTTATTCAAAAAAGGATGTCAGGTCAGTAACCGTATTAGAGTACTGACTGATGAACATATCAACGACAGTGTCAAAGATGAGATCAACGCTGATGATAATACCAGATTGGATGATGAGAAGTTCTTGATCATGTTAAGTCTAGGAGGAAGCTCTGTCAAATCAGCAATCAAAAGAGATTTTGGTAGAGTCGTGATTGAGAACAATGATATCAGGATAAATACATGATTGATACTGACAGAATCAATGCCCGTAGTGAAGATGAACGTACTAACTGGGTACAACGGGCTTTTTTCATGCGCAACATCACTGAACACAATGAAGGTGTAGATCCTGAAGTGATGTTTGCAAGAGTTTATAACACAGCGATGATGAAGTTTACCGATACGACTCCTGGTGGGAGTCTAGCGGTGAACCCTTTACCACAGCCATCAAGATGGACAGATCCACCGGTGTTAAAAGAAGGAGAGAATGCCAATAAGTACAATACAGAGACTTTTCTGTCTCCTTACTACTCGGAGATGTACGATGATCATCAACAGGTGGTCTATTTTAGATTCGGTGTTCCTGTATTTAACTCTATCACCGGTTTCTATAGTAGATTCTATTCTCCTTCGTACGGAAGATTTGTAAGAACCGGTGGTCTTGCTTCTAGTATAGCTAACTCAGTTGGACAGTTAATCGGTCAAACGGTAACTCTGCCTTTAGGGATTGTATCACTAGGGTTAAGTGCTGTTGGTATCATTGGAGATACGATAGATAAAATCGGATCATTCTTGTCAGGCAAGACTTCTCAGTTGTACTACTTGAAACCTACCATGCCCTTGTACTGGTCAGCAGCACAAGGGATATTGAACCATATTGCGGTCAATAAAGGATTCTTAGCACCTATGGTAGGGGGGGATAAACATACTACCACTTCAGACAGAGATCGAAATTGGATGCCCAGTGGTGCTGAATTAGAATATCTTAAAAGCAACTTTGGATCTATTATCACCGATAAAGGTAATATCAACCTTTACGGGGTAGCTACTCGTGCACAACGTGCGTATATGAAGCAACTAAGTGATCTTAATGCTTCTGGTAGTAGTGATCTGAAAAGAGAGATGGTCAACCGTTACAAATCTGGGATCAAAGCAAGTTATCGTAACGTCATGGATCCCCATATCACCAACCTAGGTAATGCAACCAGTCGGTGGTTTGGATCTAGTCTAGGGCAAGCTGTAGATGATCCTAAAGACGGACTTATAACCCCAGAGGCTTCTACGGATCGCTCTGATCCGGATTCATTTATGTCTATTGTTAAAAGTGGTTTGCATGATGGTGCTGAGTTTGTAGGATTTCGAGTCACAACCACTGGTGGTGCACAAGAGTCGTTCTCTAACTCTTTTAAAGAATCAGAATTAGCACAATGGATCAACAATACTTCTTCTGCAGCAAGATCTTTTAAATTCTCCGCTAACTATGGCAACATCGGTGATAGTGCTGTAGCTAATGGCATCGAAGGTATGGTGTCTGGTGCTATGTCAAACATTAGCAAATTTGCTGAACAAATTGGAATGGGTGGACTATTTGCTTTAACAGGCTCTGCTTATGCAGAAGTACCTAAGTTTTGGGATAGAGCAGATGCACAGCTCTCAACCAAATCTTACACGATAGATCTTATCTCTCCTTATGGAGATGTCTTCTCCCAGCTGATCAACATCTACATGCCTTTGTCATTACTGCTTGCTGGATCATTGACCAGATCTACTGGTAGGCATAGTTACACAGAGCCTTTCTTGTGTCAGGTCTTTGATAAAGGTCGCGCACAGACGAGACTTGGTATGGTGAAATCTATCTCGATCAATAGAGGTAGTACCGGTAATGTCTCTTGGACGCAATACCAAGAACCTTTGAACATCAGAGTAACACTAGACGTCGAGGATATGGAGACGATGCTCCATATGCCGATGGTAGAGAACATGGGTGGTGCTGAAGGGATGTTGAAAGCAGGTCTTGATCAAGTAGCAAAGATATTCGACGGACCTAACGTCTTAGAAGGCGGATGGTTCGACTTTGATAGCCCTTTTAGTGATTACATGGCAGTACTCGGATCTTTGGATATGACAGCACAGATCTACTTCTTCCCTAAACTGGTACGTAAATGGCGTGAAAGGTTAGCCAGACAAGACAGTACTTCTAATGCTTCTTACTGGGGTATGATGGCGAGCAATAACCCTATTGCTGACATCGCCAAGTTGTTCGTCCCAGGGACATTCCCACGATGATTATGTAAGCGTCATACATCCCTGGTACACCACCATAGGTGTACCAGGGTGCTCTGCATGAACGAATGTGAATAAAGAATACCCCTACTCCTTACCTAGGATCATAGGTCCTAGGTGAGGACATATGCCGTCTATGCAAGATATGCTGTTTGCAATCGTATAGTATCCGTTTATGGATATCACATGCATGTTTTTAGTTATTTAGAAAAGGTATACCGATGTTATACACTAAACTACAAAATGCTGCTATCCTGGCAGCACTGAATGATGTTGTCACTACGACCATCCATGGGGTCGCAGGTGATGACATCTCTGATAAGATCCAAGACCAAGGTCTGTCTTCTGTCAAAGATATCGTCTGGTCTAGACTGCAAGACCATTTCACCCAGATGTAAGGAGTACTATCCATGATTACCCAAAATGATCTTGCTAAAGCTTTAATGGTATCTTCTCAGTTAGAAGATAAGAATATTACTTTAACTGTCAAAGAAGACTCTTATTTAAGACCTTTGGTGGAAGCGATCAGTCTTCCTCCAGAAGACGTGGTTACTAATCTTTCAGACAGTGAAGTGATCAATGATGTTGTTGGCGTGACCAACAGAGTCCCTGTAGAGACACAAGAGTTCATCCCTTCCAGATACGACAGTGCTTTGTCTGATATCGTCAGTACTACGATCCCTGATTTTCAAGTACTGTTGAAAACAGTCAGAAGTGAGATCAATCCTTTTGTCAAAACACTGGTGGATTCAGTACAACACGCAATAACTTCTTTAGATCCTAAAGATCTTATCAATACTAAAGTCAATACTGCTGTAGTCCCCGATGTGATCTTAGACAGTCAGTTCCAAGAGTTACTGAATAGATTCTCTCATTCTGAAATAGTTGAAGGAGAGATCCCAGCATCTCCAGTACTCGTAGATGTTGACAGTAGTGTAGTGATGGGATGGCTTGCAGGATACCCTGGTATCGGTGGGTTATTGGTAAAAGATCTTAGTGATGATCTGGTCAAAGAAGTCTATCATGGAGTGTTCAGACAGAACTGGCGTGGAGTAAATAATCTTGGTCATTACCTAAGATATCATCCAGAGCATGTCAAAATTGCATTGATTGTCTTTGTTCTTGCAAACTGGTTTATCAATGATCTTCCTGAAGGTAGTACTGGATCTCCTAATGAAATCCTCGACCACCTCGAGTACTTAAGAGGTCAAGCAGGTCTTGCGATCAAGAGCTATCTTGAGAAGCTTGATAAAGAAGCTCAAAACGGTATTATCATCAGCTCTCGTTCTAATAACGAGATCAGAGTCAATCCTTTCACCTATCATGGTTGGATCAAAGATGGTGGTGATGTAGAGGCTATATTAGGCCTTTCATTACAAAGAAATACCTATCAGTCTGTTGAAGAGATCAATGAACACAAAGAAGAGTTGAAATCTCTCTGGCAAGAACATGTCAACAATGTCACTCGGACCACTTCTGATGACATGGTACAACGTGTAAAAGAGTCACTGGAGTTTAACTTCCACCACTTGATCAGTGAAGATCCTTTCCATGCTAGTGAACAAGAGTATCGTGAAGTGATTAATCTGTTCACAGATCTCTTGCAATACGTCCGTCAACAAGATATCGAAAACATCCATGTCTTGACATTGAAGTTAGTATCAAGATCACTGGCTCCTATCTATCCTAGTCTGAATGCTGAGTTGTTCTTAAGTAGTATCGATACAGCTTTTTATAAATATCCCAATATCACAGTCAAAGAAGCAGCATCTATAGCTGCGATCTACTATCTGGTTGATGCGGTAGCTAGTGATATAGCGATCTCTAGATAAGGAGGGGATATGTTCGGCTATCTTCGTGATAGTGATGTCGCCAAAAGCAACTTCAAAGTCATCAACAAAAGGTGGGTGGCTTTGAAGGACTGTGAGATCTATTTCCCTGTCGAGTATAAGCTTAAAGGTCTTGCTGAAGTAAGTGATCATGTCTACACCTTAGGGGTAGTCATGATCACAGTAGGTACGGTATACGCAGTACTCAGTGTCAACGCCATGATCACCTTCAACCCTACTTCCATAGAAGAGATCAAGTACGGTAATGATCCTTACTACAAATTGAGCTTTGAAGCAGGAGACACGGTGATTGAGAACATTGATATCGTAAAACAAGATACCTTACCTTATCACATCTACGATCTCTTTATCTCTAAAGGGAAGATCCCTGCGTATATGAGCTATGTTGATATGTGTAGGTTATTTGAGACCTCTAAGAGCTATGCTGATGCCAATGTCGGTAGTAGGCCAGAAGTCGTACAACTCATGATCTCTTTGATCGCAAGAGCCAAAGAAGATAAAAGGATCTACTATCGTCAAGTAGTTGAGGATGATCCTGAGAGTAAGAATCTCGAATGGATCAAGATGAGTAATATCGAGTATGGTGCCACCAACACGCTAAATAAGCTTGGTGGCAACTACTTCTCTGAAGGTGTCGCATCTGCTTTGATCAATCCGACAGAAAGACTAGAAAATATCGAGAGCTTACTGCGACAATAAGAAAGGATAAAATAGCAATGCAATATTTATCAACAGCAAGAAGGTCTCCTGGAAGGGAGATCTTCTTTGAATGTACCAGACTCCGTGGTACAGGTAAACAAGGTATCATCAAACCTGATGCTGATGGTTGTTATACCCAGGTGATCGGTGGTCTTAATGCTTACAACAGCATGGAAGACTTCTACGATCTAGAAGCAGGCGTTAGGTTCTTCCAGCAACAATCCTCTTTCAATAGACGGATCAATCGTGGTGTGTTAAGAGCTGAATATGGTCATCCCAAGATGCCCATGGGTCAAAAAGACAAATACGATTATGGTATCAGATATACTCGTATTGAGGAGACCATGATCTGTGGTACTTGGCGCAAAATCTGGTTGTCACCTGAGAAATTAAAAGATGAAAGAGGTAGAACAATCGTACCTGTCATGGGAACGATCTACCCCTCTGGTCCTTACAGAGAAGCCTTGATCCATGCCTTTGAGTCTCCTGGTGAGCAGGTATGTTTCTCGATCAGGTCATTAACCAAAGACTATCCTCGAGGGGATGGTACCTATATCAAGAAACTGGTTGACATCATCACCTTTGACTATGTCAATGAACCAGGTATCTGGAACGCTGAGAAGTTATTGACACCATCGATAGAGTCGATCGAACAGATCCGAGTCGATGGCATGAAGTTCTTAGATAGACTCAATGAGATCCCATCGATCAGTGCTGAGTCCTTTGATATCATCCATGTCAGAGAGAACTTATCTGCTTTGATCGAAGAAGAAAGAAAACAGCAAGCGCAGCGTAGTAACATCATCTTCAGCAGGTGGTGATAGATGAATATCGATATCACGAAAAATGAAGTAGACAATGTCACCAGTCTGATCAATACTGCTATGGCTAAGACCTATAGTGGTCTTAGCTTCACGGATCTTACCGTCATTGATGGTGTTGGTATTGATACCGTTAGTAAGAGTGCTCCTAATCAGGACTATGTCTCTAACACCAAAGTCAGTATCAGTGGTGGTAGTGATTACGATGGTCCTGATGGGATCGAGTATAGACGGATCGATATCCATCTGCAGCATGAGCTCTTAGGTGGATCTGATAGTACCACCCACAACAAGAGCTATAGCGAAGAAGAGATGAGTGGTGTCTGTGATGCTATCATCGCTAAAGCTAAACTGCGTAAAGAGAGTCTAGATATCGTCTATGACTCTGTCACAGGACAAGATCACATCAAGAAGATCAAGCTTTCTGCCAAAAGAGGTAGTTTGCTATATATCGGTAAGTTGGAGATAACGGTCACTTTTAAGGTAAAGACGTTGAAGTTGGATGGATTTAAGTATGAACTTAATCCTAAGCCTTGACGTCTATAAATAAAGATCATCGAAAACACGTCATATACCCCTTATTCCTTAGTAGTACCACTGATAGGTACTACTAAGGATATATGACGTTTATTATTGCTATTACCGTAAGGAAGGCAAACGAAGATACTATGATGTTTTCCGGGGACTCCTGTGAAGACATGTATTTTTCATTTCCACCCATACTAGAGATAAGTATCTCTAGTATGTTTTCAGTTGTTTAAAAAGGACGACCTTGATGAAACTTGACCACACCAAATCTGCTAAAGTAAACCTCTTGGCACTTGTCAATAAGACCAACAGCACCAGCCTTGCTGAAGGAGATATCGATTTTGGTACGCCTTCTGTGATCGCGGGTGCTTCTTTGCCCCATGACAAAACCACTGCGAATACAAATCTCGCTGTCAATACCAAGGTCACCATGACAGGTAAAGGTAATGCTGCAGGCAGTGTTGAGATCCAATATAGAAGAATCTCTATCCGTAAGCAATATCAGTTCCGTATCGGTGAATCGACTAATCCTACATTGACGGTGATCAAATCTAAGATCCCCACCTTTGATGAAAGCTCTATTAAAAGTCTTTTGGTCAGTGAACTGAAACTGATCGAATCCTCAGTAGACATCACTGTCACCATCAACACTGGTGATAACGCATCTGCAACGATCACCGCTAAAGAAAATGATCTTGTCTATGTCGCAGATGAGACAGCATTTACGATCACTGTCCAACGTGATGATAAGATCCAGCTCCCAGAAGTCATCCTCACCACCAGCTTGAGTGGTTTTGAGTATGATCTGGAGTATGCTGCTAAGAATGGCTACACCTTTAGTGGCTAAGGATAGTAGATGAAGATCACTAAGAATGCAACTGCAAAAGAGATCATCTTAAAGATGGTCTCTATCCCTGAAGGGAATATCGATGAGTTTGATATCGGTACACCTTCTGTCTTAAAAGCTGTAGTCAGTATCGATTCAGGGAATATCAATACCGCTATCGAAGCTGATACTAAAATCGTTATCTCTGCCAAAAGTGATAGTACTAGCTACAAAGGCAGTAAAGAGATCCAGTACAGAAGAATCAATCTCCAGAACCAATGGACCTTGTTATTTGGGAAAACGCGTCTTAACTGGAAATATAACCAGAAGATGATCCCAGAGCTCACTGAAGAGAATGTCAAGAAACACATCAATAACATCCTCTATCATGTCGACAGTGAGATCAGCTATGAGTTCACCAAGATCAATGATGAGCAAGCGAAGATCACTCTAGATGCGATCAGTAATAGTCTCTTGTATACCACAGATGGCAACAAGATCGAGATCAATCTTGAATACGCTCGTCGTAAACAGGATATCTCGAGTATCCATCTCAATGATGACAATACTTTCGAGTATGAGACTGTCGTTGAGATCCCTGAGGTGACTTTAGAAGCATTTACGGTGTAGGTGAGTCATGAGTACGAGAACACAGAAAATCGCGATGCGTTATCCCTTGGGAGAGGTGGTTAATAAGTATCTTGAGACTTATTTTGGTATCGAAGAAGGAAAAGCTGATAGTGTTATTACTAGTAGTGCTACCGTCACTGAGGATGATCAGACTCCTGCTAACTTCTACGATGGCAAAACACCACGTGAGATCAATAGAGAGTTGCCTAGTAATACATCTTTTCAAACCGATCAGATCTTACATATCAAGATGCAGATTGATAAGAACTTAACCGGTTTTGGTTTTAAGATCGGTAAGATCAAATACCACCGCATTGATCCGGTATTGGTGTTGAAACTAAGAACCCCTACCTGGGAAGACTTTGTTAAATATCACGACCAAGAGATCGCTCATAGTGGTGATTATCAGAAGGTCAGAGAAGTCTTAGTGAAAATCTTTGATCTGGATAACATGTATAGTTATCTTAACAATGACAATGTCATCAGGATCTCCTCTAGTACATCAGGTGGTAAACCCATGTATCAGGTTGATCTGGTAGGTGAGGCTTGTAGACAAGTATTCACCAAAACTACCATTTTACTCTATCCGGAACACGATCCATCAGGACCCTTTGTAAGTTAAAGACAGTTATCATGGAAATCAATATCGCGTTAACCGAAAAACAAAATATCTTGGCTTTATTGCAAAGCCGTAGTAAAGGACAGATGACTGATTTTGATTTCAGTAAACATGAAGATGAATTTGAAATCGGTCAGCCTGTAGAGATCAGCAGTCATCTCGACTATAATCACCCCAATGATCACGTCGAGCCTAACACAGAAGTCATCATCACTGCTAAAGATGATAGTGTACTCGTGACAGGATCCTGTACTTTAAGGTATAGAAGGCTTAGTATCGAAGACCAATGGAAGATCATCTTCAAAACCGATAACAGTCTCTATCGTTATCCTCCTGAAAAATACGTCGGAGGACTAACTGAAGAAGGGATACTGATGGACTTCTTTGTTAGAGTCTTTCCGATCCAGCTAGACTTCCTAGATATGGATTTTGATCTTCAAGGTGAAGAAGGTAAAGTAACGCTTACTGCTAAGGAAGATAGTTACTTATTCACAGGACAGAAGATCATTGGTTTTAAACCTAAGGTCGTGAAACCATCGTTAAGTAAAGTCATCCCCCACACCTGGGATGACTTCTTTGCTTATGATGTCACACCTATGGGATCACTAGACATCACGGATCTAGGAGAAGCACATGGTGGAGAAACACAAAGCTGTCGCTGAGCCGAGTAAGAGTAGTTTGGAGAACTTCTTAAAACTAATCAAAGACAGCAATCCTAGTTTCGATATCAAAGAGATCGAAGTAAAAGCAGTCGAAGAACTTGAAGAAGGGATTCAAAATTACGAAAAAGACGATGTCAATACCACAGTAGTTAACAACACTAAAGTGACTTTCTCAGTCGTTGCTGGGAAAGGCTACGCTGGTGAGGTTACTGTTGTCTATAGAAGGATCCATCTGGGAGAACAGCTTAACCTTTATACGAAGTCTGTTGGTAATCCTTCTATCGTGTACTTAGGGATAGATGAGAGTCTAATCAATAATGGTGATGATGAAGACATAGACGAGCTGTATTTTAAGCACACTTGTCTGGGGTTAGGATTTATCGCTGATGCTTTGGAATACAGATTCTATCGTAATGGTGGTGGGTACTTGATGCAGCTCATACCGAAATATGAAAACCTGATCTACACGGGTGGTTGTTTGGTCAATATCAAGACCTACAAAGCTAAGAAAGATCTCGGTAGTCTGATCAAGAATACCCAGATGCTAGATCTTGAGTATCCTCTTACTTTGGAGATCAAACAGATCGTCTTGGATGAATTTGAGTATGGTTGAGTTATGCTGACAAGAAGAAAAGAAGTATTAGACCTTAGTCAAGGTGAGTCTGCTTTGATCTTAAAGATCAAGCAGTACTACCAAGACTATCTCGGTATCGATGAAAGTAAATTAACGGTGACCTTGAAAGGTGAGGTGGAAAGTATAGATATACCGAAAGACTACTACCTTAATCATCCTGATATCAAGAGTATCGATGGAAATATCGAACCTAACACCAAAGTGATTGCAGTTGTTAATGGTGTAGAAGTTGAGATCCATTACCGTAGACTGAACTTAACTGAGTTGTTAAACCGATTGAGTCCTACTTGGGAGGATTTCAGCGAAGGGATGAGTGAAGCTTGGAAGACATCTGTATCTGTTACAGTCAGTAGAGCGAATGTCCCTCTCGAGCGTAAATACATCAGTGACAGGTTCAAGGAGATCTTGAACCTACGTCACGATGGTGAGCTTGAGAGTAAGTTAACCACACCTGGGAGACAGAAGAAGTTCGCCATGACTTTTCCGGTATCTCCTTATGTGCTGGAGGATAATAGCTTCGACTTTTATCCCAAGGGGTACAAGGGAAAGATATTTGTTCCTGCTCCTAAACCTGAAAATCTTGTTAAAGAGATCGCATCTTCAGGTCTTCGTTATAATACGTGATACCACTATACTACACGTCATACAGAGCACCCTGATACACCTGTGGTGGGTGTATCAGGGATGTTCCTCATTCCACTACGTTTCATTTGGAGCACCTCATCCAGGAGATAGCTCCTGGATGAGGATGTATGATGCATGATGTGAACTTATACACAAAAGGAATACTCAACATGTTTATCGAGA